GGGCTTGCTGGATAAGTTGTTCGTCCTCCGCGTTATAAACATCGCCTCGCATTCCGCTGGGCGCTTGGTTGGACTTCGACCATCTAATTCCTGAGTTTTCAGACAGAACATATTGAAGCTCTTCCTTGATAATGTCTTTAAGTCTTTGTTTGGTAATTTTCATTACTTTCTCCAGCGGCCCGTGCGGGCACCATAAGCAAGTCGATCGATTTCTCGTTGCGAAGGATCTCCCGAGAGACGTAAAGTTTCTTCATCATGGGGGTCCGGCGGGGGCTCTTCTGCTTGCATTTCCATTGCCTCTAAATCATCATCGCTGTAAAACGATGGATAGGGACGATTATCGGTGGAAATGTCGTTCTGCCTCAGATAACTTGCAGCCTCGGGCTCGTCCCCAAATACGAGGGCGCCAATGGTGTCCGGAATGTCGGGATCCCACAAAGGCCCCCATTGATTCCCGCGTTGCAAATACCTTTCGTCGGCGCCAACCCCAGTCTTCTCAATTACCCACACGCCTCCGGCGTCCGGGAGCGTCTCATTAAGCTTTGAATCCTCATCATCGTCGCGCCAGGACAAGCCGCCGGAGTCTGGAGAAACCAACGCGTCGCGGCGTTGCTGAGCCTGGCTGACCTCTTCCCTGATAATCTCTTTGAGTCTTCGTTTGGTAATTTTCATTTGTCTCTCCTAAAGCAGGGAGCAGTGTCCGACAACAAGACCAACAACAAGTGCGCCGGCGCTGTTTGCCGCCAAAACCACATACAGGGCTCGGGGAGCGCGGAGCAATAACAAATCCTTACTTAAGGCTAAACTGTCTAATAATAATTGTTTCATTTTATGTATTCCTTTATATTGACGAAACAAGCGTCAACAATAAATAGTTGTCGGGAGTGATAAGGGTCGCATTTTCCATGCATTCCTGAAAATGATCTTTGCCCATAGACCCCACATCCTGATTATCTCCAAGATCAACCTTCCAAACTTCGATATCAAAATCCAATAAAGTTTTGATAACCTCAAGTTCTTTTTTCTTTGCGTCCGGATCCAAAGCGATATAGACGCCCGCATCTTCTTTCACGATTTTTCGAAGCAAAATAGAATTCTGATTTAAAGTGGAACCAAGCAGAGGAACCGAGTTGCGCCCTGCGACAATTGCATCGAAGACACCCTCTACTAAGATGATGTCTGAACTCCAATCTACGAACAAGTCATTGAAGATAATGTTTTTACTCGCGGGAGGGTTTTTGTATTTAGGATAGTAAGCTCTGTCATAAGATCGGGAAACAAAGTAGCTCAGATCCCCTTCATCATCAAACGATGGAATAATGATTCTGCCCTCGTATTCGCCGCGGCTACAATAACCCATCTTCCACCAAATAATATCTTGCTTACTGATTCCTCTCTTTCGGAGATAGTTGCGCGCGGCAAATCCAGTAGGCGGAACGTCCCTGTTCGCTAAGGATACAAACCCTTCAGGCATCTCAAGTATTTGTTTTTCTTCTATTTTCTCGGCAAACAAATCTTCGAGTTGATCAAAATCAATCTCGGAGGTGAGATCTCTCCACTGCGATTTGTCGTGGTTCGCACCAAAACGGCGAACAACTCGATACAGGTTCTTACCGCGTGTATCGCATACCCAGCATTTGTAATAGCCCTTGTCGAGATTTACGGAGAACTTGCGTTTATGATGATCGCAGTAAGGACACTTAAAAAGAAACTCGTTGTTGGTCCGATAAAAGGACCCCAACACGTTAGTCAGTATTTTGAGCTTCTTCTCTTTCACGTACCCAGCCGGCCTTTGCAATTACGTAGCTATCCGACCGGTCAGCATAACCAGCCTTTGGATTTCCATGCCTTGTATATTGTACCTCAAAAGTATCGACGTTGTCAACAACAAACTGCAGTGCGACTGCTTTTGCCTTCTGTCCCTTCGGAACTTTAATGCCGCAAAGCTTGCGGGCCGATGTGGCGGCTAAGTACTTTGGCTCGGCTCCAAAAATATTATAGCATATCCACGACACAATGCCATTAATTTTAGACAACAAAGAGAGAGTCTGTGCTGAAGAGAATCCAGACCTAAAAGACTGAAGTGATTGTTCAATATAAACATGTTCTATAAAATATTTAGATCTGACGGAGTTGAGGACAACTTCCATCTCAACGGCCTTCTGAAAAAAGTTCTTTTCTTTTCGCAGATCGATGTGATCGCAGACCACAATATTGCCGGCGCTATCTAATATAGTATAGCCAGTTATGCTGGTGGATATGTCGAGTCCTAAAATCATAGAGTCATTGTACCAAAGCTGCGGCCGAATTTTAAACATTCGCACGTATTTATATATCTAATTTCAGCTTAAACGTAAAATCTCTGGCGGCCGTTTTTTTAACAGGCGTGGCAGGCTTCGCGATAGCAATAAGATTTTCATTTTCGTCGTATATCCCAATCTTAGAAATATAGGTGGTCTTTTCAAAAGATCCAGTAGGATCGTTATACGACGAAGAAACAATATTTTTAATGACTCTTTTGCGATCTTGTAAGTATGCCGAAGATCCAGTAAGCACATGGCTAGCCGTTGAGAACTGTAAATAGGTAGGATTATTGGAATGATTTAGCTGTCCTTTAGGCAGCTTTGCAAACATAGTAAGAGACTGAATAGCTTCGGTGCCGCTCATCTCCATTGTAAAAGAAGAATATACCGGTGCGACTCCTGCCTGCTGCGCGCCAGCACCAAAATATACCCACTTAGGATCATAATTGGTAGCGCCGCCCTCATAAGTATCTTCGCAGGCATCAGGTACCGCAGCGGTTCCTCCGTCGGGGGCCAAATCATATGCTCCCGTAAGAATTAGCATTCCTTCGTTGTAAAGTACCAATCCGATAACGCCGCCGGTGCGGGGACCGGTGGTCTCGTACAAAAGACCATTTTGAGCTGTGTCTTGTGCCCGGGCAACGAGAGTGCCGGTGAAAAAAAACTTAAGGTCTATGGTTCCCTTTTTAATATTATTGCCATAAAAAATACTTGGAATGCTGATAAGCCCCAAATCGATGCTATCAAAATCACGGCTCGCATTTGAATAGGTGAACTCAGGATTTACATAATTGTAATAATTGATCGTGTTTTTCAATGCAAGGATCCGCGTTACCGAGGCCTGGGAACTGACTGCGATGCCGGTACCGGACGTCTTGTCGAAAGTAGCCGCCGTATAGCGAGCCGTGGTAGAATCATAATAGGTCTTTTTAATAGAGGCGCTCAAAGGATAAGAGCTATACATAATATCGCCCGGACTTGTCGAATTAAAGCTTGCCTTGCTGGTGGTCCGGAAGCCTATTCGCATGCCGTCCTTTGAAACCCATGGCCTAATCAATTTGTTGTTTACAACATTATTGGGGCCAAAGTTCTGCGGAGTGGGATCAGCGTCAGGGTCGGCAGAACTACTTTCCTGCCGATCGACATTCAACTCATAGAGACTGATCCCTCCCGAGCTGAGAAGATTTAAAGAACTTGTAAGAGAACCGGATATGTTAGGGGTATCATTGTAAGAAGCCGCCCCTCCCGTAATCGTAAATTTTACTTCCGGATAAGTTTTGATCGTGTTGACATAAACGTCATTTTTCTTAAACTTATAAAAGAAGCGGGCCATTCCATATCCTAATAATCCAAACGTACCCTAATTGTAAACTCATTTGACGGGTCCTTCTTCATCGGCTCAGACAGTTTTGCAACGGCCAACAATTCATTATCGGGCGAATACATTCCTACAGAAGTCGCATATGATACGGGTGTGTCTTGCGAATTGTTCTTTACAACTAACTTACTAGCACTAAGATAAGTAGGATTAGATGAATAATTAAACTCGTTATGATTGGCCCGGCAGAAGTAAATCGTAGAATTCAGTTCGGTTGTGTTATTGAATTGGATATTATATAAACGATGTCTTAGAATATCACACGTACCAGAGATTGCTGATGCGCTTAAGATATCATTAATATCATTAGTGCCGCTGATCATCGGCACCGTAGGCGATGCGGATGGGCGGCCGTCGAAGAGGGTGCCCGAAATAGACGACGATAGAAGGCCGAGCCCGTCGTTATCGCAGGTGCCGCCGGCGGTGTCGCCGTCCGTCATAACGGTGTCGGGGAACGAGCCAGAAAAGATAGAGGCTGTAACCACCGCGATGCCGGCTTGATAAAAAATTAGCCCAGCCTTTGTTTGAGTGACCGTATCGGCATTCTTCAGAGTTGTGCCGACGCTATTGTTGGCATACAAAATTCCATATTCACCAGCTGGGGAATTGACCTTATACGCCGTGGCGCCACTAATGTCTGATAGTGTGACCCTTGTCGCAAAAGGATTTAATATCGAGCCGCTCGTGCCTAGCTCTAGACTAAAGCTCCCCTTTTTGACTTCGTCTTTTTGAAGCAAGCGCGTAAAGTTTAAGAAGAATACTTCTCTAAGCTTGTCGCCGCCCGTAAGATCTCCGTCCTTGTCGAAATTCCTCACAGACCCAGTTTCATCAAAACCAACTAAAATCTGAGATAACTCATTATAGATATTAACTTTTTTGGCGTTCTGGAGGAAGCCAGAGCCAGAGAGAGACGAGCCAGAAGCATATCCTGCCGACATATCAAAAATATGATTTGCCGAAGAACTTAAATATGGGTAATCAAAAACAGATTGAAAAATTCCATGAGAATAGTTTTTGATATTCAAGTCGGCATAGGTTCCCGAAATGATCGTTCCAGTAATCGGAATCGCCTCATGCAGCATGGTCCTAGTTGAAACAACGTCTTTGGAGCGCAAAGTCTTAAATGTAGTAGCCATCGTTTATCCTTCTCTATTATACCGATCTAACAAATCGTAATGGAATATCAATCCTGTAACCCGTGTTAACACCTGTAACACGCACTGTCGTATCAATAAAACGATAATTAGATGCAGTTAAATTGGTCCCCGCATCATTCGACAATGCCGACGCCGCAAGGGTTCCGAGTTGCGTAAATAAATAATCACTCGTTCTCAACTCTAGGCTAGACATGATGCGGAAACCCAGCTTGGTGCCGCGTGGTCCAGCAATTGAAGAGTCTTCAGTGCCTCCCAAGTTCGCAACAAACCCATTGGTATTTCTTAAAGTAAAATAATAAGAAGCAATATTATCGTCATCAATAAACGACGGAGTCGCTGCTGGGGACTGGGTGTCCGTTTCAAGCACCGTATTAGAAACCCCGCCAGGAGGCGGGAAGATTGCGCCAAACCTATTATCGATCTCAACGATATAAGCGACCTCTACGAGATCACGTGCAAGCGGCTCTTCATTAGATAGCTCAGTAGTATCCAGCCCCTGGTGGACTTCAACCCTTGAAACATCATCATTTGGTTTAAAGCCATTCAAAATACCAGTACCCGGCGTGACCAAAGTATCGATTGTATTTTTATCAACGGCAACATTGAAAGCACCGTTGGCGTTCTTTGCGGATCCCTTTCCGGCTGTAGTGTACAGTTCTAACACCGGAAGATATAGAATATCATTACGGTTAATTGAAATCAGTTTTGATTTCATGGTTGATGTATTATTGGTGAATGCCTCCAAGACTGGCGTCTGAAGAACGGTTAAGTCGTAATATGCCGAGCCACTAGTGTTGTTTTTATCGTACAGACCATAGTTAATCTCGTCGTCGCCTAAAGCGAACTTAGAAATCCTGAAGCTGCCGTCACCTTTGGCTAGCCTCATTCTCCCTGTATCAGTTAAAACGGCATCGAGTATGATGTCGCCATCGTTTTGCAAGAATCCCATATTTTTTCCTCTCCTATTAAATAGTTATCAAATAGCATTTGTTCCTACGGATTAGTAACTCCACTATTTTTAACCGTAATGTTCAAATCAAACTTCTTTCCAGTTTTGGCACTGGTTACTCTAATTTTAAATTTCTTATCCCACACGGATTGTCCGTCTTCTTCTAAGTATCCTAACACATTTGGTGGAGGTAAATCAGTTAATTTTATATTTTGTGGTTGCTCTTTCACTTCATTTGATTCATCAAAAGTTGTTCTATTAAATACCTTTTGTTGATCTGCGGGCGCTATATAAATAAAACGGCGCCCGGGCGAGGCGAATACTCTTGGGGGCGGGACATCCATATCAAGAACGCTGAGGGTGTAGTATAGCTGGCCATTATTGTCCACCATCTCCACCTCGAATACTTCAGTAGGATTAGATATATTGCCGTGGATATCAATTCCTCTTACACAATAATAATATTTAACGTTTGGCCTAATGGTGCTAATATATGTCGCCGGGGACGAGGGCTTTCCGGTAGCTATCATTTCTTTGACTGTAGCAATAGGATTATTAGCAGTATTATAATCACTATAAGTACGAGGTTTTGTAGTGGTCCTAAAAATTTGATATCTTGTTATGGGGTCATCGCTCTTGTAGTTTAGTGTAATGTTACTTTTATTCAAAAAGCTTACAGCTTCGTGGTGCGCTACAGAAAGTTTTAATTGAGAATAAAGCTCATCCACCAAAAAACTAACATCAGAATTCTTGATTATAATTGGCTTAAGATCTAGGTTTCCCATATTTCCGTCTAGTAATAATAAAAGTTTGTTGCTAATCCCCAAAAACGGAACGAATACAACGTCCGGAGCTATCGGCGGCTTATCAGTTACCATCGCAGTAGTTGACCAATACGGCAAAGTTGTAGATCTAATATTGCTTTTATTGGTATAGGTAATCGTGGCTGCCGGTGACTGTGGTTCTTCTGGCTGGAAAGTTTCGGATCCGTGAGCACCTGTGCGCAACGCTATTCTAAAGGTATGAGAAGAGGCCTCTTCCAGAGGGTAGATAGGGTAAGACCTTCTGAATACAAACTTAATGGCTGCCTGTCCGCCGGTTGCTGAAGCGTATGTCTCAGATGACTGAATCAAGGTGGGCACTACTTCATACAGGTTTTTGGTGTCACCGTCGCCATCGTCCCAAACTTCATCAAAAAGCTCGTTTATCTCGTCTACTAATTCTTGAATGGACATAAATTTGCTAGAAGTATCTCCCTCATCATCCCAAGATCGAGCGAGTGGGCCCGCGGAAAAAGAATTATATAATTTACCCGCCAAAAACTCTTCTATGTCGAGGTACCAACTGATCGATTTAATGGCCATTTTTTATTGAAACCTCATCTTCATACCGCGTTTGCCCTTGGCGCCCTTAAATGTGGTAGCCAGTTCTTTCTGCTCCACCGCGGACGGAGAACCCAAGACCTCCTTGAGAAGCGGATTTGTAAGGTCTGTCTCTTCAGATTCTGGGATAGTGGGAACCTCTGTGGTCAAAGTCTCTCTTACTTTAAGGTCGACGGAATTATATATGCTGCGCGCAGCTTGGGATCTTGCATCATTTACTCCTAAAGATGTTGACCCCCCTGCGCCAGATGCCGTAGTAACAAAAGTGTCCCGTATATGTCTCATCTCAGCTAGCAAGCCGTTAACTTTTGCCTTCTGGCCATCTTCTATCATCCTTCTAAAACCATTACTGATTTCATCAACTACGGATTCTAGGGCGCCCTGGCCGCCTCCAGCGTTGCCCACCAATATATCAATTGCTTGCCTATAAAGCGGAAGCGCACTTTGAACTTCTCCTATTTCCTCCTCATAGGGTTGCGCAAGTTCGGCGTTGCTCATGGAACCAATGACGTCCGGGATTTTTATATCAAAAGCCGTCATTCCACCATCGTCAGCCCCGTTAGTGCCGAAGCCAGCATGCAACTCTATAATTAATCCAGATAAGTCTGCAGCCCCTTCTCTAATGGCTCTATAATATTTACCCAACAGGGATGAAGGCGCAGACGCACGTGTAGCAGGAAGCTCATTATTCGTAAGCAGCAAATTGGATCTTTCTGCTGAGAGCTTAAAAATAAAATGGCCAACTTGGGACTGCGCTGGGTTTTGAGAGTCCCCTGGTTCCAAGTAGTTATACTCGCGGTCAGGGGTGCCGCCATTAACCGCGACGCCTGTATATGCTTGGCCTGCTGGATAAATAAATCCTAGTGCATTTCCGACTGCTTTCCCTTGTCCCACCTTTTTTGTACCAAATTCAAAACTTATGCCATCATAGGTATATGTGTTACCAAATATCATTCTTACCTGTTTTATACTGTATTGATATTTTGCTCCATAACGAACTTGAGTGTCTATATACCGCAATAATTCACTGTAAACAACATCTTTTGAAATCATTATGGTTTGTATTGGTTCTCCGCCGCCAGGAGCTAATGTCGCTGTGTCTCTCTTTTCAATTAAATACATAAGAGTTTCACTAGGGGCTTCCATATTATCATAAACTTCTTTCAAAGATCGGCGGCGCTCTTCTAAAGCATCCTGCAACATTTCACTGTCCGCTACTTTGATAGCGTCTTTAATATTTAATTTAAAAAGATCTTCTTTTTCCCACTCACGTAAAATGGTATAATTTGATCCCTCTGCCATCTCTTCTTTGGATTCATTATAAACACCTAAGAGATAATCTAATTCATGATTTTTGAGTGCATACAAAAAATCACCCAAATTGAACACGGTGTCGCTCCTGTCCCCCATTGAAACAACACTATCTCTTACTCTCCCTTGCCCATTGATTGATTCTCTAAGAAAAGCTTGATACCCTGAGTTGGTAACGTCGCCATTCCGCATGTTCTCAATAATATACAGCTGCATAAATACTATAAAACTTCGTACATGGTCCGCGTCTAGTTTGGATGCGAACAAAGAAGTAAAAAATGAAAAGCTTGCTGGCTTTCCACCAATGCCCGCAATGTCGTCGCGATCAAAGCCAACGATTACTTCATTATAAAAAGGATAAAAAGCTGTTGCCTTAATATCATCCGATGTATCACCGGGTGTTCCCCGGTCATCACGTATGTTATATTTTTTTAAAATTTCAAGGTCAGGATATAAAATAGCAACATTTTTAAATCGCGAATCAAACTCGTCTTTAATAGAGCCTATAGCGCCACCATTATTTGCTGCACTCAGGGCTTCTGAAAATTGCTGAAAGTATGCTTTGCCGGATTCGGTGGACGTTTGGTTTTGTTCTAGGAACCAAACATCGAGTTCCGGACCATCATAAAAACTACTGGCGTTATTTAACGTTAACTGATCGGTGTAGTTTACACTAGCTGTATTGTGGATATCTGATTCAAGCATATACAGGTTTGGAAGTACCAGTTCAATGCCGCGGCCTCCGGCGGCTACTACGCTCTCATAAGGCGGCATCGTATCAAGATAGAAATTATAAAACGAATTAACTGCTACATTATAATCACTTTTTTCGAGGGCTTCATCGTCGAGAGGAGGCTTTCGATATAAAGTAAGGTGGTCAGTATACTCAGTATCTAGTTTTATTAGGGGACGGAATCTTGCTATTTTCTTCCATCGTTTTAAATAATAATTTTTATAATAGCTGGACTCTCCTAAATTGCCCGCCAAATACTGATAAAAATTTGGATCACCGGACACGGCGTCGGTGGTCGGCTGCGACAAATAATTATTTAAAACTTTCGTTTTGCGCCGATTGGCAAGATTCCAATTTCTGTTATTAAAATACACAGTAAATGATGAATTTGTGAATCTGCCGCCGCCGGCTAACTTTAGCGGGCGCCTAATATTTTTTGCCCACCAAGGATGTCGACTAAAATTAAAGAGGCGAGGCTGTTTTCTATATGATCCTTTCGCAAAATAATATCCTTGAGCTCCTCGGAACTGATCAGCGGGGCCCCAGTAATTTCTAACCAAAGGATGTCTATAGTATTTTCCTTGCCGATTACTTCGGCGTCGGCGAATACCAATTATTCCATCATCAACCAAAATTGTAGAATCTTTATAAACTCCCATTTTAATACGACTCTCCTGCGTCAGTAAACTGCTTCATCGATTTTGTGGGAGGCGCGCCCTTGGTCGCAGGAGGACCCTTATCAGATGCGACAGTAACTCGGCGGCCGCGCAACCGCGATGCTTTTCTGATTCTTATAGACTTTATCTTGAAAATCATAGCGCCAGAAACACAATACTCGGGGCCGTAGTTGGCAGCGCCACGATTGATATTGGTGGTAGTGCCTCTATTCGTATGAGTCATACTCTTATAATATTTCCTATAGCGGGCCTTATATGACGTCTTTATAATATTTTCATCAGATTGAAAATCCTCTTCAGCCTGTAACATAAACAAATAATTATAACGGCTCAGTCTATAGCTGTTATGCCCCGTAATGCTCGGACACCGCCTTAGTCTGCATAATACCGTACTACCTGCGGCTTTCATTTCCCTGAAACGTCCCTCAGATAACTGTCGCCATCGAGGGCGTCGAATATCGCCCCGCTGGTAACCATCCAAAAATTGTATAGTTACCAGGGAATTATAATTAATATCTCTTTGGAAAGAATTTATATCAAGAAACTCCTCCATGTTTTGTTTTATGCGCGCTAAAGCCAATGAGCCCTCCACCGCGGTGGTGCGTCTTAAACGTGGAGTGGTAAAATTTTGAGCAATTCCGTCTAGCATTCTCTCAGACAAATCTGCTTCCAGCACCTCAATGGCCCTTCTAGAAAACTGTAATTGAGTGAGCGATGCCTCTTGACTTGCGCTTACTGGGCTTTCAGCAGCCGTGATCTCTTCTGGAAACCCACCAATAGCAAGATAGTCTTCGGAAGAAACGTCTTTTTGGTCTGGGGCCGGTTCCTTTCTGGCCTCAACATAATCCACCAGACTGGTTCTTAGTGGTTCAAACGTTATGCCCGCGGATCCCTGAATACACTGCATCTTAGATATCTTAACATCTAAGTCTGCTATAGCGCCGTCGGCACTAAACAGGTTGATACCCGGGTTGACCTTGTTGTCCAAGATCACAAGGCCGTCAGAAAGCTCCAAGTCTGATCGAGTAGTGGGCTGGATTTCATATGGAGTATGAATACTAGAGGGAGATAAAAATCCATATTTATTAATTGTGGGAACATTTGGATTTCCAACTTGGTATTTTCGTAATTCTCCATTTAACCTATTGATCAATGAATCATAGCTAATTTTTGTGAAAGAGGTTGGCGACTCTTCTGCGTGAGCGCCTAAACCAAGATAGTCAAAACCAACATTGTTTTCGCTGCGCTTTCGAACTCGTCTAGGAACGTGGGTATACTTGATTTTTCTTACCAAGTCACGTGTAGAACCAATTTTTGATCTTGCACTAAACTTGGCATCGCTTCTGCCCACCGCGGACTTCGAAACCAAATACTGTAAATCATTTATATAATCTTTTATAAGCTCAGTAAATTCCCTGAGAGATTCTTCGGTCGCCGACATGGGGTTAACCATGGTTGTTAAGTTCTTCTTCCAAAGGATTGGCTTTTGGCCGCCGAAGCCGCTTTGCCCAAAGAAGAACCAAACAGATGCAACAAATTTATTTATCAGCTTAAGCCACGAATCATTAGTTTTAATTACCCCAGCGTTAGCTCTTAAATATTCTTGTATGTCGAAATTCTTTTTGCCTAGCGCCTCAAAATTTGATAAAAAGGACTGGAACTTAACGAACTCTCGCTCTAAGGCTTGTACCATCTCGTGGACCACCAAAGCACTATTATCAACAAACTCAAAATTAACCGTATATTCATAAATATTAATTTCGTCTCGTTTCATGTGAGAATCGTTAATCAAAAAATTTACAAAACCGTCTTTTGAAGTATTAAAGGGAACAATGTTTCCCTTCTTAAGATCTCCAATACGTATCGGGGATTCAAGAACCTTCTTTTGACTTTCCGCATTTAAATGGAAAGCCAACTTGGAGCCGTCCGTGTAATTCTCTTTCTTCTGCCTAAAAACTGTAATATTACTAACCGCGTAAGTCGACCTCAAAGATCCCTTATTAGTAAACACATTAGCTAGCCGGCAATGATCATTAATGAATGCATCATAATCCAAAGCAAACCATAGCTTAAAATCCCCGGTCGAACTTCGAGAATATCGCAACCTAGAGAAGTACCTCTTCCCTACCATCTGCTTCACCCTCTCAAAATTACGGAAATCTGTCTTATTAATATTTCTCATGTTTATAGTAAAATTATCTAAGTTAAGATTTTCTATATGATTTAGAAGTCGTAAATCCTTAATCTTCTGATTGCTTACTGTAAGTCTTTGAAGTGTCGGGTGATCTTTTGAAGGGTCATGGCGATCGCCGGCCATATAAGTGCGCCCTTTTCGATGGACAGGGCCCACCCATACATCTCCTCGTGTACCATATCCTTCTACCGTGTCCCCTAAAGTATATAAATAAGTGGTGGGCATCGCGTGGCCATTCCTCATTATTGTTTCTATCGCCGGAGTACCAATTGCAAACTTTTTGTTTTGCGGAGTTGCTGTGACGTTAAAATTTTCTGCTTCATTATCCATTTCGTAAGCGACGCAGTATAGCCATAAATTTTGACCATCAGCAAGATAAAGATCTACGTCCATGCTTAATTCCTTGGTTATAACGCCGGTTCCATCACGTTTGTTTATTATATGTCTGATCTTTCCATCTGTAACAAAATCTTCAACGCCAATATATTTTTTAATCATCGAGGATTTTGTAGAAGGAGTATCTTTATTAACTATCTCGTATTTTAGGGCCGATGGGTTTTCCTTTAGTAAACTAAGCACTTTGTCATCATTAATTAATGCCACAAAAAGGCCAAAGGAGTGCCCTTCTTCAATTTTGACCGCCTGCAGGCTAAGCAATATTTTGAGTTTTGTTATTGATGGATTTACATCACTGGCTAAAATCTCTACACTCTTAACAAGAGGAAGAGGAATAGGCTTTTCAAAGGGCGCGCAGGCTATATTTCCCATTAGCACGGCTCCTCATCATCAGCAGCGATACCCATCCAGTCGCCGTCCCCTCCAGGCGCTCCAGCGGACTCTGGTGAAGTGCCGCGCGTTGGATCGTCGCCGAAAGTGGGCGTACCGTACACATCGCCTTCCACCGAAGACCGGAAGGGGCGACCTTCGCTGTCGTGACGGTCCCCAAAGGTGGTGGTTCCCGGTGTAAGGGCGTCGTTATGAGTAATGGATCTTTCGTTAATACCATAAATTAATGCAACATCCAAGGGTATACCGAAATCAAAATCAAAATTTAAAAAATACTCAATATTATTTTGTGATACCGGGGCCAAGAACGCATTTTGATAATCAAGCTGCTGAAGGCTTGTGTCGTTGTCTGTAGAAGAGCCGCTGGCAGGCTTTCGAATTCCGGCGCTGCTCGATAGAAAAACTTCACAAAGAAAATTTTCTTTTTCATAAACGGTGTTGTGTTCTTGCAAATCAATTAAAATATAATCATGCTTCACTGCTATAAATATTCCATTGTCGTTAGCATTAGTTATAACGAAATCTTTTCCCTTATTGTTCCGTGTGTCGGTAGTATAAAACGTCTTGTAATCTATCGTGATGTCAATCTGAGGTATCTCTTTAATGACACCATCATTAAGGGTGGCGGTGCTGCTTGTTAAATTAAGGGTATAGTAATCTTGACTTGATGAAATTTCATTACTAAGCATGTTGACGCCCCATGCTGGTGCATATTCTGATTTTAAATCACTAGTCCCAAGCGGATCGGTTGCAACAAAAAATTTCTGATCAAAGTGCGGGACGTTTTCAAAGGCATCGGCAAAGTTAATTGAATTAACAGAGAGCGCTTTTTTATTTATGTTGGATTCAACGGACTTTAAAAATTCTCTTACTCTTGTTTCTACGCCAGTGGTGTTTGATTGTGGTTTTAAATTGGGGGTTTCATACCGTATGCGCCGATCAGCATCTTTGGGGTCTTCTACTCTAACCCCCTCATTAGATGACGCCACTTTGGCCACATCATAAAGAATTTCCTCATCATAAAAAGCATAAAAGGCAGGCTTCATTCGGCCTTGTGCAAGCAAATATTTTCCATATTCCGTCAGCTGAACATCTAGGACTTCTTCTTTTTTATTAAAAAACTCCATTATCCCACTCAGCTATTGTTCCTGTTTAAGTCGTTAAGAATCGCTGTTGCTTCTGCGTCCGTATAGTCTCCCACAAACGTAGAGTTCCCATCTGGGTCCGTCCCTGCAGCTGCGCCGAGCGTTGGAGGAACCGCAGGGTCTTCCCATCGCGAGGCCCCCGAATTCTTAGACATATATTCCACATTCTCATCAATTTTAAGTAGTTCTACGAGAGAGAAATAATCATACGGCCAGTTGAAACTGTAAGGGGAGTCAATTGAAGCCGGGACAATAGGAATATCCTTTGTAAGACCTTGCTTGGAAAAGATGCTGTAGTCTTTGGCGGCGCGCTGCTTAACCTTAAAAACCAACCACTGTGTGTTGCTATTAAATCCCGCTCCCGAGAAAAGTTGGCGCGACCAAAACTTAGAAATTTTAATGGTATCCGACTGTTTTACCATCTTTTGGTTGCTCTCGGGCGGGAGATTTTGCCACATGTTTTGTAAATCTTTGCGACTAAATGTTGTTTCAAATTCAAAAGCATCAAAAAATACGGGCAGCGTCGATCGATTTACGAGCCAATCAAATACTGGAGGGAAAATATATCTATTTAATAGCTCTGTTTGCCTATTATACCGATTTAGGCGCTCTTCCCAAACATTAGATTCCGGAACCGCGTTGCCGGCCGCGGCCGACTTGGCGATCATCGCGGCGTTCTTCGCCGACAATGCTCCGGATTTTTCAAGCATCTCCAAGGAACTAGCTATTTTCTTAAACTCACGGGTGCCTTGGCGAACGTTAAAGGGCACAACCACAACTGCCTCGCGGACCACAGTAGATTCTGCAAGGGTACCAATTTTCTTATCGCCTGCATTATCAAACCCCACGATCTTCCGTAATGACAGAACATCAATATCTCCGTAATGAGAAGAACTATACTTGTGCGGTAAATCAGTAAGACCCAAAAAGACTCCCTTTGATGGTTCGGGAAGACGTCCATATTGATGCCACATTCCTCGAATTTGGAAGGGCGCCGTGGAAGAAGTAACATTAATCGCAGCTTCTACGGGTGTCACCCCGGCGCCGCCGTTTCCGGGGATGCTCGAGGAGTTAAAATACAGTGATGCTGTTGGATGAGGTAAAGACGGAGTATCATAAAAATCAAATACTGGAGTTTCGAATTTAGACTGAACAAGCCACTGAACCTTCTGTTCTGTGGTTCCTTCGGGAATTGCTAAAATCTTATCAAATATATTAACGCTTGCGCTTACCTGCATTTGATTATAGTGGTAATCTTGAAGGAGAATCGAACTTGTCACAAGCCCGATCATAGTACCGCTGTTGTGGACATCTAACGTCACATTATTCTCAACTTTGCGATTATAAGCTGTTTTTGCTATCGAAATAATATCTTGCAAAGTGGGGCGATCATTATAGGGAGCTTGGAAAACAATGTCAGCTGTGGCTCCTCCATTATAATAAGGAGGCGTAAGGTGAGCCATAGTAACGCAGGAGCCATTACTACCTGTCGCTGTGATAGCGCTTCCAAACGCAGTGGCCCTGCTGTACATTCCAAAATTCGGGTCCCCGTTATCATCCTGGGATCTGTACAGTGAAACACGCATTCCATAATATGCGTTCTTTTCAACAGGCAAGAATGCTGTTTCTTCCTTTGAAACATAACTTGTTAAACGATCCTGGAAGAAGTTAACCGTCTCGCACAAGAAATTATCAATGGCCAATTCATACAACTGCGACGACATGGCGCCATTCCAGCGTATCTTGTTCTGGCGCTGATCACTGAGAACACCATAGCCAATGAGTGTGCTGCCGGAGGCGTTATAGCGTGAGTCCCCGGCACTGGCGCTGTACTGGCCTGTGACCCGCGAGACAGAAGCAGCAATACTAGAGCTATTTGTGCACCCCGTATCATACAGCCACCCTGCGCCGATGCCGCCGGCAGACTCAGGTTCTTCAGACGAAGCAGTATTGGTTAAAACACCATTAGGTTGTAGCATTTGACTGTCGGAAGTCAGAGAGCCCGTTTGATATCCGCCGCCCCATATGGGATCAGGCGTATGGCCGATCGTTCCCGTGGCCAATGCGGTCCAGGCAAGATATTCCGAAGGGCGCCTGATGGCCTCAAAGGGAATCTTCTCCAAGAAAAAGCCGTAACGATTTGACTGGACGGCCGTGGCTATCGAACCCCATACTGTGCCCTCTGCGCCTGCGGCAACTTGTATCACATTAAATGACGTGATCCCGGCTGATGCGCTATGACCAATATTTAAGGCACCAAAACTGCATGAATTGATTGAAGCCGACTGATAGGAAGCCGAAGAATTAAAATTATATTCATAATAATTATCTTTCAACCCTTCGTGGCCACCGATACTACCCGAAAGTGTAGTACAGGCCGATACGCTCCAACCAGGTTTCTTGGCGGCAACACCCAATAGACCCTGAACTTTTAATTGGGCGTCGATGATGCTAGGTGGATTCTTGGCGTCGCCCGGATTTGAAGCTGTATTCCTAACAACGAAATTACTTACCGCGATTCCCGATTTAATCGTATTAAATAAAATTCCTGGAGCGAAAAGAGGCTCTAACAAAATTCGGGAAAGGGTCTGGTTAGCCGTTGCGGCCGGGTAGTTGACGCCATCTCTTACCGATCCATCATAACTTCTCGTGCCGGGCAAGAAGGAGCCCATCGATTGAGAGAAATAGGATGCCAACTTGACTGTCCTCTCGGCCGGATAGAATCCCTTATAAGGCAGAAAGGATGTAAACGCAGTAGCCTGAAGAGTCGCGCCGTGTTTCTTGATACTCTGTTCGCTAGCGGAACGGGCGCTATCAAGATCTTCGTCTACAATGCGGAATAGCTCTAAGAAATCGCTAGTTGAATAAACATTATAAAAGTCTTTGGTCTCCGGGGCCAACGAAGAGCCGGTCAAACTAAACATAGAGCTCACTTTTGCTAAAAAGCCATCAGAAGCAGGTTCGGTACTCTCGTTGCCCAGGTATTCTTCTAATACTTCGCTTATTCTAAACTCAGGAATAATTGAACAATCTTTCCCTGCTAAGCGTAAATTCTCAGCATAATCAGCATATGGCTGATAAGGACTCAACTTCTCTTGATATGGAGCAATCCAAGGATGAAAACCAATAAGAGTCTCCCCACAGGGTACCAGGTAATCGCCTGCCGTATAGTTTTGAATTCGAGCAGGCACCTCCGGCAATGGTCTAATGTAACTTGCCGCAGGATGGACTGACTGACTAGGGGCAATAGAAACCTCGTCCGAGGACCCGAGTGCAGCTGTCCATCGGGCATTTCTGTAATAACTATAGCAATTTTGAAGTTCGCCAGCGCCGGCCCCACTAGTGGGATAAATTAGATTAGTAAGCAAAGATCTGATGTTAACATCATCGAGCATGTTAACGCCGCTAAATAACGCATAGGGCATAGAGCCCGTTGCCGCGGCGGGGAGGGCGCCCGAGACTAGTGAAGAAACGGAGGCCGTATGATAAATGGTTCGACCCCCTTCAGTATATTCGTTTGACCCAGTAACAAAGCCGCCACTAGAAGTTATTTCCGTATATTTTATTGGAGCATCCAGCGGCCATGCAGATTGAGCGCTAACATCTCCAACCCATTGCTGCGCGAAGTAGCTATAGGCGTTGGTGCCTGGACTGTCCAAGAGCACTGAAGCTGTGAGGGGATAGGAATATACGGGCCATCCTTGAGAATTAACCTGATCGTATGCTCTCAGTCGCCGCACATCATTCCAGATATTATCAATTTTATACTGCTCCCTAGTTCTTACTCTAGGCTGATATACATTAACTGCTCGAGGATAGATTTGTTCTCCATAGGAGGCATAAACTGACATCGTCATCGGAGCGTCACCAGTTTTAGCAATATATTCAGTGACTTCGTTATAGGCCTGGTTTTGGCGCGTGTTAGCCTGCAAATTAAGCTTGTTATTGAGGCCCGGGTTGGAGAAATAATCTATATTATTTCCATAAGATACCCGAACGGCCGTATTATTTCCAGGCACAGCAAGGGTAGAGTTATCTTCAAAAGCAGCCAAGAAGGGCTTAAACCTGCTGGAAATTGGTTGTTCCACATAATCTGTAAACGATATTGAAGACTTGCCGCGGAGGAAATTAACAGCATTTGTTCCGCCGGCTACGCCTTCGGCAACCATTGGAGGCGGCTCTGCGATAGAAATTCGATTAGCTTCTTTCAGGCTCCTAGCAACTCGATGTTGGCCAGAGCGCATCTGTTTCCAACTCGGATTTTGGTAAGGGCCATTCAAATTCAGCAGAGTATGATTCAATGTAACAAAAGAATTTGCCATGAAGGTGCCCGATATATACCGATACTCGTTTGTGCCCGACACCGAGGAACCAGTAGCGGGGGCCTCTGTAACTATGGCCGATTGAGAGAATATGGCCGCCGACCCAGTAAGTCCGACGTTAACAGCGTTTATGCCCGATACAACATCCTGAATAAACACGTTGGAATCACCGTCCGTGTCGCCCATTTTATACCATGCTATTAAATTCTTTTTGTAAGTTGTGTCGAAATGATTAATGCCGCGACGATTAAACAATTCCTTAACTTGCGGCCCAGAAAGCGCCTCATTATATATCTGGATGTCGTTGATATTGCCGCGAAATGGATATCCGAAATAGTTACTATTGACCGCGGCGTTTCCTATAGACAATGCGGCTGCGATATAACCGGGGTCCTCCAAACCTTGCGGATTGCTTCCGGGGCTGTATCCACCCGGCATCAACGTACCAGAAGCAACGGCGCCGCCGCCCTCGCCATCGCGGAGGTCTGTAGATCGGCCATTTATATAGATCTTCTGTGCATTTAGACCAAGGCGCGCATCAGTGTTGGCAACACACGCTGGATCGGTGCCGTCGTAAGTACAAACTATGTGGTACCATTTATTTGCTTCCAAAGCTCCGCCGGCGCCAGTGGTCCAATTCCAGTCGGAGCCGGTTACAAAAATGTTTCCATTCCTGGACCCCCATATCCCCGTGTCATAGCCGGCCGCAGCGTAGCCATCGGCGCCACCGGAGACAGTAAACAAAGGCATCCACGTGGGTGCGGAGGAAGAGTTATTAGTACCGGCGGTGTACCTAGGAATCAACCAAAGCGCCTGAATTGGTAATGCAATGCTACTCCTCTTCGCGTAATTCCAGCCCGCCACCATCATCAGACCGGCGTCCGTGTAGGTCCCGTCGATGGTGTCGAGGAAGCCCGCGCCGGGTGTTATGCCCGGATTAGAGGGAACGGCGGGCGCGGTGGACGCGGTGTTCAGGGCTTGAATGTAGCTCCCGCTATAATCTATGTAAATCCACGTTGCTATTGAAAAGGCCGAAGAGGCGCTTCCAGGTTGGGCCGGGATCTGTCCGGGGGCGCCGATGGTGGTCCAGGATGCGGCGTTGCCGGCCATCCACTTCGGGCCTTCGATATCCAAGAGAGCGGCAGCAAGGGTAATTGAAAGCCCCCCCGATACCTTCAAAGACTTAGTGTTTGGTCGGAAAACGGGTGCCTCAAGAACGTGTGTATCCAAGTTAGCATACCTAATCGCATAATCGTTGTAAGCCATTCCTGTAAAGCTAATGCTTGCGCTCTCGACCAAAGTCGAATATGGCGGCTCATAATTCTGATTCGGGGAGGTTACGGCAGACCCGAATGCACTATAAGTCCCCGAGCCTCGACCCTGGAAAGGGTAGAGACCCGGGACGTATGCACCCGAAGGGCTTCCGAGGCCCGGTGTTGTGTAAGCAGAAATCTCAGAAACCTTGGGCACAGTGTTCTTCAAGAAGTCGAACAGGGGCAAGCTTGCGCTGGGGGCCACTCCCTCGGCGGAAGCTGTCGGGTTCGAACCGACGGCTGGGGGGATGAGGGGCGCACGATTTAGTTCGTCGAAGACTGCGCCGGCCGGCGTATAGAGAACGCCGTCGACGGTGATCGGGGCGCCTAGGCTGTCGTCGGAATCTGATCCCATCGGCCACCAGGATACTAGGCCGGCCGGCCGGTTCGGATCTTTCAGATTGTATCGATATCCATCATTGTAAATCTTAGTAATCTCGTCGGCGGTGAGCCTCTCAGACCATACGGCGAAATCACACATATAGCCCTCAAATTGGCCCTGTGCGACGGTGACGTGGGTCGCCATGTCCTTGCCGGCCGAACCAATAGATAAGGAGCCTGAGAGGATGCCCTTTGGGCGAGATCCGAGGTCGACGCCGGTCCAGTTCTCGACGCCATTAACAAAGATGTTCGGAGGGTTGCTATTCACCCATGGTTGGTGAGGGGTGGATCCCGTATAAGTCATTGCTACATGAACCCATTCGTTCTGGTTAATAATTGCGGCCGTATTTCGTTGCTGACCGAGGAACCCGGTCTCCGCAGTGGCGCCGCCGGCGCCGACGAACGCGCGCAGAATGGTTGGAAATCCGGCGGCGGTGGTGTCGAGCGTCATAAAGCGACTGTTGGCACCGAACATGAATAGGCAAGGATAATTTGCGGAAATGGCCGTTGGGTATATCCACATTGATACGCTAAAAGATTTGAGAGGAATCTTTTCCTGCGCGACGTTGTAACCACCACCAATCAAGTTATCCCAATACTCTGCGGTCTGGAGATCATCAAGGCGCTGGAGGCCGCTTTCCGCAGAAAGGTCGAGGAAGCCTACAGACTTGTTGCCCGTGTAGTAGGGCGTAATCGGAAGAGTTGGTGCAACGATTTCCTCATCAAAACCATAAAAGGGAACATCTGCATCCAAAGAAGCAGTAATCCACGCATAATTTCTGTCTGCGTTAGGAACGCCATGCTGTTCAAATGCATTATCATACACAGAGCCGGTCACAACGGGCCAGTCGTCTGGCGAAGGGGGCACAAAAGCTGTATATCGGCCGTTCAGGCTTCCCTTCGTAAGAATTGTCCAATCAGCCTCTGTAGCAGAGCCAAAGAAGCTGACACGCTTCGGTGCTATATTTTTAACACCTAGAATGTCTGCGGGGTCGTTGGTGGCTAGTGTGTTTTCGAGGACTTGACCTTCCGGTGCGGAAAGACGGATCCATGAAATTAAATTATCAGCTTTAAGTTTGCTTAAGTCATAAAGCTGACCCGAATTATATATCCTTCTTACTTCTGTCGACGTAAGAGCTGTATTCCATATCGCACAATTACTAAACATAGCCGGCGCCGAGACGTCGCTATTCGGCTCGTAACCGAAATAAACATCACCCGTGACCATAGCGGTGATTCCGTTTCCGGTGGTATCTGCATTCGTGTCGTCTACACCATTAATATATATCTTCATGGTCGTTGAGTTCGTTGTGGTGCCGCCAGTAAATGTCACCACTATATGATTCCAAACTACAGTACCAGCTGAGGGTGTGGTTATGGCGGAGGACTTCACAATACCGTTTGCGACGCCGCCGGCGATTTCAAAATAAAACTTATTATCTGAGGCGAGGTAGTAAACATACTTCGGAGCCGTGGCGGCGCCAGAGCCGCCGGCGGAAAACAACGGACTATTTGCATCTGAATTCAAGCTCACCCACATGCTCACTGAAAAGGTGCGCGCGCCGGCGCCAGGTACGTCATCACCAATTAGTGAATCCCATTTGGTGGCAGCTACCTTCGCGTTATTAATTACAGGGCTTGAGCTGCTTACCTGCAGGCAAGAGCTCTCTACACCTATCTGTAACTCCTTGCGCGCATTTCTTTGGGTCTTATAGAATGCGGGCCTTGTAACAGTGCCCTCGCCTCCTGCTGCAGCTTGGGCCAATGTTATCGCTCCAAATGCAGCATCTGCTCCGAAATGGGCTGTATGAATGGTAGATAGCTGATCCAGACCTCTTGGCTTAAGAAGCTGATCCTGCACCATAATTGTCGACCCAGACGGCGGTGCTGATGCACTGCCAGAAACACCATAGTTGATAACCGATTGATTGCGGTATGGCATCGCGTTATAGACTGAGTGTTCTTCATGTGCTGGGTCCATATACCCCTGCGACGACACATCATAGCCGCCGGGTGCGCTAAAGCGATTAACAATAATGGTCTGGTTAGAATCGGAGCCAGTACGGGCCGGGATGGCGTAATCTAAATTGCCGCTAAGGTTTTGTGTTCTGCCTCCAATCCAGTGCAAAGAAGACGATACGAGAGTGCCGTTGACCCCTGGCGACCATGTTTGGTATGCTCCTCCGACGCTGTACTTGCCACCATGAGAGTACAGGTTCACGGTGTCGGGAGGTGCTCCAAAAGTATTCCATCCGGTACTACCCAACGGCGTCCAAATTACTAAATTATTAGCACAAGATACGGAATTTAGATCAAGTCGACGTCCCTTCCCTTGTCCCGTTTGGCCATTAGCACCATAAATCTCTAGTATCTCCGTCGCGCTCAGCACTTTATCCCATATGGCGAAATCGCACATATAGCCCTTGAAACTATTCCCGGAGCGGCTGTTGTCGCCGCCCAAGACGAGACCCTCCGTCATTGCTGCGGGAGTACCGGATGTAGTTGTAGCGGCAGTCAAATCCAGGCCATTCACCCAGATAGCCGGAGTTTTTGTGCCTCCATTGTCGGAACCCCCATCAAACGTAACCACTATATGATTCCATCTCTCGGAATATACTATACTACTACTATAGGCCCGAATAATGGAGTCCTTATTGACCTCGAAGTAGATCCTTGTATGGCTTGTATCCCAATATACCTCAGCTTCGCCGCTGCTCTGGTCCTTGGACCATATAACTGGGTCCGTATCTCCGCCATCTTGTATGTATACCCAAATTGAAACGCTATAGGGGACTGCTGCGTTGCCTGCACCACCCATAACAGCATCCATAGCGGTGGCATCAGAAAACTTGTTGCCGCTGCTGAGCCAATAATTGCTCGTCCCGTCAAACTGGACCGCACCATGGGCCGGGTTCTCTAGTGGGAAACGCCCTCTCGTAGCCAAAGTCTCGGGGTCCGGAGCAAACGTAAACGACTGCTTTTGGAAAAATGGATCATTCTGTGTGCGGCCGGAGGTCTGAATAACCTCATAATTCTTCGAGTAGTTACCAATTCTATTGTGCTCCAGCGGCCCGGACAATGATTGACTCAACGAAGCAGTCGTCATCAGGATATTCTTGATGTTTACAGGACGCTTGGCGTATTCTTCTCTCGGAATATTTGCCTTTGGCCTCTCGAAAAGATTGGTGGTGCCTGGCGCAGTATCCAACTCAGGGTACTGTGGTGAAACAACCTGCAGGCGCCCCGAGGATGCCTTCCAGGGGCTTCCGGTGTTCGACCCCGTGAACTCATACCCCATCTGGATGCGGAAGCCTTCAGGGCGATCTGCTCGCGTGTCCAGACCATTGAAGTTATTGGCCATTGAAAGACTATCATCAGATGACCGCGACTGGTTCAGTTCAATATGGCGATGCTGGCGCCCTCCAACAAACTTCTCAGTGAAGGGCCCCTGCATCGGGATATCTGTCTGATCTGACGTAAGATCGGCATGCATATTGGTAATGATTGTGCTGCCGGTGAAGTTCGACATCTCGCTCGACAGCGTATCACTGATGGAAGAACTATACAAGCTGAAGGGAGCAACCGTAGCGCCGTCAGCATCTATTTCATAAGTTTTATAGCTTGACGACTGAACCCCCATTCCAAATCCATAACGAACCTTCTGAGATGGGAAGTATACATCGGAAGAGCTAATTAAGCTTTCCACATCTGCCGACTTGGCCACCATGATGTCGCTTGGTACGCCGGGATTGCCGCCCCCCGTAAAATCCGTTACATCAACTATAGTAGGGCCGGTGACGTTTGCAAGAGCGGCGGCGACATTACCAATAACCCCAGCAGTGTCCATAGTAAGTGTAAGTTGAGTGTTACTTGAGCCTTCGGTTGCCGTAATACCTGAGACACCCGCGGTGCCTCTTGAACCAGCACTCGCCGGGATTATACGAGAATTAGAAGTATTATTTATAGCTCTTTTGATCAAGGTTGCAATACTCGAATCAATTTCACCAAGAATACCAATACCAATTTGATCTGCTGCGGCTGGGGTACCAGTGGTTTCTGAAGCATCTAAAAGTATTGTGATTGCGCCAGCGCCGCCCGTAGTATCCCCGCCATTTGCTGCAGGAATCGTAATCGTAATCGTACAATCGCCGCCATCTGCAACTACACCAGTTGTATCAATTGCGTCGACTGCAGTAGCTGCGCCACCAGGGCCCACAGTCGGCCCCGCAGGGGCCGTCGCTTCATACACGACACCCTTGCGCTGGCTTGGATGCCGAGCGACGCCACCAAGAACCACAGAGCCTCCGCCGCTGAAGCGGTAGGGACGGCCGAGGGTGCGGTTATTGGAAGCTTTAATAGCGTTGAGCAGGATTTGTCTATCGGCTAGCGCATTAGCCGGCATTACCCCAGTAGCATTTAAGTTTTGCAGATCCGAAAGGCCGCCACGCTCGGCGCGGTTCTGCCACCATGTCGATCCTGTATCCTGTTGAGGTCGGGCGCCATCGACCCAAGACGCGGTGGGTACCGGGGCATGATCATATTTCCAGCTATTGAGCACTGAGGTATTGGGCATGCCGGTAACACGATTGGTTGGAGCCTGAGCAGATTCAAATCCTGTTCCCTGTGCATCATTGATAATAGAATTAACAGCAATTGGTGTTGCTATGGTTCCGATTGTTCCGGACAGGTCAGGTTCTGACTTCGCCAGGAATGGAAACTTATTCTGATACTTGCTGCGCTCCAGAATATGACTTTCAATTAGCGTTCGAACATTGGGATCGAATTCTAGAGATATGGGGGCAAGTTGTCCCAGGAGGACACTCAAGGCACCGTCGATCCATTTATAATACTCAAAAAACTTCTCAAAATCTATTTCGTCATTAGAAACTGTTTCGAAGAAGCGCTGTCTTAAATGCTTAAGCCCCTTATATTCTGTGCGATATCTGTTAACTGGCGCGCCGATAAGAGTATTTAAATCACTCAAGGAAGCAAAGTAGTTGATTATTTGGTCAGAGATGGCCTGCTGCATACTCTTCTCAAACGCCAAGAAATAGTTTTGGGGTCGGGAGTCTCTTGTAAACTCTACATCATCCTGCTGTGAAAGCACAGTGATCATATCCGATGATTCCAGAGTCTCCGGTAGATTCTGTTTTGACGCAACCACATAATCCTTATCAGTGACTGCAGTTGTGCTAGCTGCAAAACTAGACCCTGAACCCGGGTGCTGGTAATATAAGATATTCCCAAGCCAATCGTTGCGGGCTGCAGCCATTGTTGCCGAGCCAGACGAAATATCAGCAACTCTAAAACCGCCGTCAGCATCTGATCCTGTGTTTTGGTTAAAATCCCAGTTAAGAATTAAAGTGTTGATACGCGGCAGATCGCCGAAACTAGCGGAGGCCTGGAAAGGAAAGGCATAAAGAGCAGTATCTGCGAGACCATAATTGGTGGGGTCATAGGCATGCGCCTCAATGGTTTGAGTGCTCAGACGGTCGAGCCAAAGCCGGCACGAGCCTCCTTTTACATCGGTTCTCTGAAGCACAGTACCCGTCATATTTGTCCTGTGCGCGCCCATAAAGACACGCCGAGAGCCGGTAAGAAAGGCAGTCCCCGGAGCAGTCACGGTTCCCGTTACATTAAAGCTATTAACAACAATACCGGCATCTACATTAACTCCCTGGAATTCCACCGAGTAGTTTGCATTCGGGGTGCTCTCCACTTGCCCAACCCAAGGATAGTTTTCAGGGCTAATCTTAACAGCAAAGTTCCATTTTGAATTATTATAAACGTCATAAAACATAGAGCTCGTAAGATTGGGGAGATAACCTCCTGCCGAACCGGTTAGAATAAAAACGACATTTGATGAGTCCCTGGTTTCTCTGACTGCAAAAACTTGGAAATTGGTAGCATCATCCGTAGGAAAAGCAGTGTCAGTCTGTGCGGCTTCTGAGCCGGCCGTATCAGAAGGCTGTACGTTAGTAGCATGCACGCCAAATAATGAAGAAGAAATAATGTTTGTATCTTGATAAAAGTCATGACTCTGATTAAACTTTTCAGGGAATATAACTTCGGCCTCAAGAGTAAGAGCAAAGCCGCCAGTCAACTCAGTGCTGGCGGATATAAAGCCGCTAGTATTAGTCGTATCCCCCGGGTCACGAATCTGATATACATTTGCATCCATATTTGTATAATTGTTGAAATTAACAAATTTCTTTCCAAACGACTGATTGGTTCGATTTGTTGTAAAATCGAACTCAATATTGTTTGCATACATATTAATTTTAATCAGCTCATCATCAACGCCGAAACACCGAATAAGGTTTCTAAAGGCCTTCTCGGTGCCTTTAGATTTATAAATGTAAGTTAAATTATTATAAATGTTCTTGTAAATTAAGTTCTTTACTTCTGTGAGGCTTTTCTCAAAGACGAGTTTTTCACTTCTGTCGGCAAGCTTCTCGATAATAGATGCGTCAACGAATAGCTCTGGTGTCACAAGGCCCGTGGACATTAACATTCGTTCGGCAAAAACGTTAGCTTTATCAGAACCACTAACGTATGAGATATCCTTTAGTTTATTGAGGGATTCAACTTGCAAATGAAGAGTATCAAAATAGCTCGCCATAATTTGGGTAAGATTTTGAAGCTGTGACCCTCTTTCTTGATCTTCCTCTGTAATCCAAGCCGGTATTGAGCTATAGATCATCGACGCATTAGTAGCATCATGGTCGGATCCAGACTGAATCAGGTTAGCTCGCAGCGTCGATACAGCAGCATCAAAAGAATAGATAATCGGATCTTCAAACTCTTTGGTTGCTGCACTAGAAGAAATAATGGCGGAGCCCGTGTTGCGCGAATCGGTTGTGTATCCAGTCCAAGCGCCGTTGGTCACGCGGCCCGAATAATCTAAAACGGTGCTGTCGACAGAACCTGTGCCAGTTATGCCCTCATTGAACTTATAGTAGACGCCCAACTTAGTGTTGGCCACCTCTGAAGTGTCCTTAAACGGCATGGGATCGTCGTTGGTGCCGCCCCCCACTTGCGTAAACCAAAAACGGCCAACATCTTGAGAACTGCGTTGGGTCTTCCAATACCTAAACTCGTCTAGAGAGCCCGAAAGTTTGCCTGCGTATTGAGCGCCGCCGCCGAGTGTGGTGGCGAGTGCTCCAATGGTAGCCTGGAGAGCGCCAGTAACTTCACTTAATGCGTCTGAGCCTAAAGTAGTATTTTGATTTAGCGCCCCATCAACGTAGACGCGACTTGTGATACCTGCGGAAGCATTTTTAAAGGAGAAGGCATAATGATGCCATGCTGAATCTGCAACAGTAATGGCGCTTCCTATCGATTGTTCCGTTACCCCGTCAGATCCGGACACAAGAGTGGCCGTAAAGACAGCCCCTCCATCGTTGGAGGAATCCATCGCTAGCGATAGGCGCCCGAAATCGCGGTCGTCGCCACCGGTAAAAGCCGTTACATCAACTATAGTAGGGCCGGTGACGTTTGCAAGAGCGCCGGCGATATTACCATCAGCCCCAGCAGCGTCCATAGTAAGTGTAAGTTGAGTGTTGCTTGAACCTTCGGCTGCCGTAATACCTGAGACACCCGCCGTACCCCTTGAGCCAGCGCTCGCCGGGATTATACGAGAATTAGAAGTATTGTTTATAGCTCTTTTGATCAACGTTGCAATACTCGAATCTGATTCGCCGTTGATGCCAATACCAATCTGATTAGCGGCCGGGGGGGTACCAGTGGTTTCCGAGGCATCTAAAAGTATTGTAATTGCACCAGCGCCGCCCGTAGCATCCCCGCCATTTGCTGCAGGAATCGTAATCGTAATCGTACAATCGCCACCATCTGCAACTACACCAGTTGTATCAATTGCATCGACTGCAGTAGCTTGAACTCGGTCGCTACCATTCCAAAGATCGAAAATAACTTCCTTTTCTGTCTTAGTATTGTCAAAAGCATCCTTTTTGAGCCAGAACTCTAAAGTTACGCCGTCCCCCGATAAATCATATTTAAGATTGGAGCCCCTATTGGACCCAGTCTCATAATAGTTAGACCCAGTGAACTGTAAGTAGGTGGGAGACATCCCATCTGGATTTGGGTGTGGGCCGCCCTTCAAATAGATATATTCTAAATCGCTAGGGAGTCCGTAGCCATTTGTTGTGGAGGCTTGGGTGCCCCAGCCGGCGGGCGACATAAGAATATAGCCGGTACTGCGCGGGTAAAGGTTGTCATAAAGATAAAGATCAATTTCGGTAGATTCATTTTCCCACTGGAGTCTCTCTCGCAGAGATCCATCATAGGGATATGTCTTCCAAATTCGATCTATGGATTCAGCATAATATTTTTCTGCGGACCCGTAGCGGGCAAAGCTAGAAGCACTTGCATAATTGACAGCAGGTATAAACCTGTTCTCTTTTATAATGTCTTCTTTTTGATATTGCGCCGACTCAATCGCAGATCCAATTTGATCAGCTGATTTGTTGGAAAGCGATTTAAGAGTTTGTGCTTTGTCAAAAAGGTGCTTAAAACTCATATCCTAATTATTCATCAACCCTAAATTTGAACGTTTCTGGTTGCTCCACCCAAGTTGCTACACTACCATTATAGTAAGATAATTTGATTCCATACATATATCCAGCCTCTAATTCCAGCATACTTAAGTCAAAATAATTGCCGCTGACATCATAAGACAAGTATGTTGAGTACTCGCTTCCCGTACCATAGGGAAGAACTTCATAGTTATCAACAAGCCTAAGAATCCTATAAGACGCACTCTCGATTACCTCTGTAGGATTAACAGTTGTAGAGACCGTGTAAATCGTTGGACTCCAGTTTTTATCTCTAACAAAAGTTCTAAAGCGTACAGTTTGGTTCCTTCTATAAGAGGTTTGTAAATTCTGTATTGCTGTATGCCGCTCGAATGTTGGCGCGCCCTGAAAATTTCGAAAAGTTTTTGTGCTTATAGAACCAGTCTTGTATTGAGTAGAGCCAGTCGGCAGCGAGCACCACAGATCGAACAGCTTAGATGGCGCGCCATTGGCGGAAGAAGAGGTCATACAAATAGATGCTGAGTAAATACCGGTGCTCACATAACCGCCAGTTACTACGGTCGCTCCGCCCGACAAAAGCTGAATTCCAGATGGGGCCGTGTTGCCGGCATTTCCGGAAAAGAGAGAAACATATACCAGACCGGTACCAATAGCGGGGATGTTCGTAAGCTGGCCGCGGACATAATTGTATAGATAAAGAGTATTTAAATTATCGGTTGCTGGAGCCATTGAGCTACTATAGTAAAAGCCGCCGCGATCATCTTCGACCCGAGAGTCCCATCGTGCCTCAATCCACGGGCGCTTAAAAAAATATTCACTTGAGCGCGCGAAGAACTTCTTTGTATAATAAGAGATCTCGGCGCCGCCGGTGTTTTCTATCACGCCGTTCGCTGCCGCGGCTGCTGCATAGGCTTCCTGGCTTGAGGTTAAGAAAATTCCTAATCCATAATTGGGGTGATGAAGCGCGGTGCCTGAGGTCTGCATCCACCTCTCTACGGTCGGAGTAATATTAATTTCTAGGTCTTCATAGCCCAGCGGGAAAGTCTGACGATAAACCGGTGCATCCGAAGCCTCGTTGTCATCCCGGAAATCTCCTCCGATATTTGTCCATGCTGTGGTGGTAGAAGCCGACATCCAGTTGGCTTTACCCAAATCTGAATACTCGTCCATGTCGAGGCCAGTTCCTTCGTCCCACGAACGAGAAACGGACGCGACTACCAAAGTAAAATCTTGTGGCAAAGTCCAAGGATGTTTTGCATTGCTTAACTTAAGGAAAAAATTAACACTGCCGCTGGCTGGAATTGCTGCAGCGGTTCTGTCTGCGCTGATTGCAGTAATAGGAAACTTTACCATAGCTCGACAAAGTTCCTGGGACTTGCCGAGTGAGGAGCCGGAGTTTTGTCCATATATAGAGAATACTTCTATGGAATCTGCATAGCCCATATTAGAGCCAGTGCCGCGGCTGTTGGCCGTCAGGCTTGCCTTAAAAGCATTTGTAATAGTAGTGTCGGCGCTACCTGTATATCTTTTAAACCCCATTACTTAATGCTTCCTCTTATATCTGTATTCGGGAATTTCATTTCAAAAACGACATTTTCCTCTGCTAAAATACGCAAATTATCTGCACTAGTGTTGGCGGCAAAATCATAAGAAGTTCCGCTATAAGAGGCACCAGATTTTTCAACTATCTTAACAGTTATGACATCTAAAAGACCCTCGACTTTATTAAGAGTTTTATAAATTTCAGATATCATAATTGGCTCTCCAATATCATAGGAGTGTGAAAATTTCTTGGCCAATGCTCTAGCAGCTAGATTGATAACATTATATTGATTAGCGCTCATATCAATTGCTGCTTCGTATTCAATACCAAAATTTACTATCTTTGCATCAAGAATGTCGATAGTATCATTAATCATTTTATACTGTGAGATCCAATTCTTAATATTATTTTTCAAAGTAGCATTTGGAACAGTCAATTTACCGCTCTCATTTTCAGAAACCACATATAAATTTAGATTTCTCTTATAAGCATTAAAATCTCGAACTATAGTTACTCGCTTAATCCTTCCAAACTTTGCAGGCATCCCATAACAAATAGCCTTATAATCTTCAGCTGTTACCGCACGATTTTGTGTAGCAAAATAACTAAATGCTCTTTGCTTAATTTCATCTGAATTTGGTAGAGCGATGCTTCCCACAAACTGTTCCTCATTTACTACCTCCACCGACTCAACAACAGCCGATCTTTTTGGGCCCGTTAATAAGTTTTCTTCTTGAAAGATAACTATGGGTCGGCTCACCTCCGTAATTGAATTCACAGAAGCATTAACATCTAAAGTTGTGTTATATCGAAATGAAATGACTAAATCGGTATTTGCAGGGGCTATACCAAATTTATCTGTGTTGAGAAGCTTCGTGGGATCAAAGCCCGTGTCCGTAATATAGTCGCGACCCAACATATCAAGCATCAAATTGCCCGGGTCGACCACAGAACTAGTTGAAAGTTCGGAATCGGAGCCATATCCAAATTGCAAAAATGTTTTTCCATTTTCGAACTCAACCGTAAACCTTCGAGGAACAGGGAAAGGTTTTAAAATATTGGGAACAGATGCTCGAGTAGCCGTTGTATTCCTCACAGCTTTATAGATTACGTTTTGAGTTAAGTGGTCTACTTCATAGTAACGATGACCTTCCACATCGTAAACGCTTACAATGTTATTAATTTTTGCTATCGAAAGAGGTATCCTCCTGAACCTTTCAAAATTTCCCAGAGAAACCCGATCGCGACCTAGGCGTCCAGAAACCGCGCGGCCTTGTGCGCGGATTACAAAATGAGTGGGGCCTCCCGTGCTGCCCGCGTCACTTACTACTATCTGATTTTGTTCTTTCTGAAAATCAACATCATCAAGGAGGGTATAAAAGCCGCCCGTATCGGCGGTAAACTCGGAGCCGGCCTTAAGAATAGGAACATAGTTGGTGTCGGGGCCTTGCGTTGTGGTGGAAGCCGGGATCTTTATGTAGAACGTCAAAATTCCATACGAGGAGGGATTTGGATTGAGCTTAAGCCCCATCTGACGCACAAGCCTTACGACATTATTATATTCAATAGCTGTATCTAGAAAGCTTTCGTTTGCCTGGTAATCAACATAAAAAGACAGGATATCCCCAATATAGGAAACGGTGTCCAACATAAGAGAGCCAAAACTTGCTTGATTAAAGTCTTTGTAGGTGTTGGGATAGTATCTTTTTACAAAATTTTCTAGATCTTTGCGGATTGATGCAAAATCTCTGCTTGTGTAATCGATGGCCTCTAATTTTTTTGACATGCACCTACCTCAGTATAATTAGTTCGTATTTGTATCAAGCTGCAGCATTCCCGTCATTCGCAAAGGCAAAATTTTATATGTAATTGTTGTATGTACATCATGAGGAAATAAACTAGGATCATTTTCGGGCGTTTTGAATGCAACTTGTTGTATCTCCACAAAGGGCATGTATTGTGCCACTTGTGAGCGAATTCGAGACGTTATCTCTTCATAGGTCATCTCGTCATTTAGTTCAAATAGGTACGCTTTAAGTCCCACGCCAAAATTAGTATCCATCATGCGCTCACCAGGGTTGGTGAGTATCAACATCTTAAGATTCTGTGTTACTAAAGTTGGATAATCCTGAATCAATTCAAACCTGCTTGATTCAATTGGTAATAATGGTGCTAATCCGGTTGTCATCTTCCGCCCTCTCAATAATTATTTGAAAACATGTTTTTTTTAACAAACATTCGAACTTTGTCCATCAGCAGCATTCTGCTGAGAGTTGCCTGTCCCCTCTGCCTCGGCCTCTTCATTGCTTGCTGCGTCTAGAAGCATCAGCAAAAGATAAATTATTCCCAGTGGTGTTGGAGGCATCATAAGAAGGCCCGCGATTGATCCCGTAAAGTCTACGCCCTTCACGGTCATTTTTGGACCAAGAGAGGGAGCCTCAAGCGGTCCGGGAGGATCTGGCAATGCAGCGGTAGCTTCAGCATTCATCGTGTTAAGACCGCAGAAAGCTAGTGCTAGTACTTGTTCTCCGTCTAGGGCGCTAAGCATTGGCTTAATAGGTGATTGATCTGGCTGTGTACTCTCAGCAAGATCAATGCCTACATCAATCATCATGATCACATAATTGAATACCATCCCCGTGATGTCTCTAATAATCTTAGATATTGCAACATGCGGGTCAACCATTTCTACCAAACCCTTGAGAATCTTAATGGGTGTTTCGCGAAGCATCTTAAGTATATATTCACGCATATTGCCTTGCAGGCCGGCCTCTTCATTCGCCAACTCATTATTTAGCTGAACCATGTTCGACCCTTCGACAAGGTCGGGCGGGCGAGAGGCTCTCGAAATAACGCCAAATAAATCCAAAATGTTCAACTTGGTTGTTTCAAAATTTCTCTCTATTCCCGGGAAAAAACTATTTGTAAGCCCCAGATTATAAAGTACCGGCAGCATCATGACCATTTCAGGATTAAAGGTTTGATTAATAAACCTCGAATACTCTAGGTCATTCTTAATTTTAGGGATATGATTGCTTGGCTCAGTCCTATTAAACCTTTTAACTTTATCGAAGGTATTGGCGGCAGTGCTGGGTGCGCCCGGGCCTAAGGGAGGACCCGGAGGGGTTGGAGGCGCTTGTTGCATGCCGAAGCCGGGTGGCCCTTGCGTGGGCGGCGGAGAAGTTGCAGCGGCACCAAAATCCGGGAGGTCGTTGGGGTTAAAATCTCCATAGTCATAAATATTTACCGTAAGTAAATCACCCAAAATCTGAGCACCCTCAGTTGCACTATCTAAATCAACTTGTGCTGAATCCAAAACCGAGTCTTTGCCGATTGCACGAGGTTGTTGCTGCAGCGCGAGGGTCATTAAATCTCTTACGGGGCCTGGCCTGAACGATTCAATAAACGGAGAGCCGGCCTGATCCCACTGGGCATCCCTGTATTCCGCGGTTCTATAGTGTGGAAAGTTAAACATTAGTTTATACCCAAGCTTAAAGCCCTCAAATATAGGAAGGACACCATCCGTTAATTCTATCATATCTATAAAATCAACCGCGGTGCTAGTGCGCACCGGCATTGCCCCTCCAGCAGGACTTCCCAAAATTGACTGCAGTTGCAGAGTATGCCGAGTACCGCCCGTAGGCCTGGCGGTGTTCTGGGCTATGAAGTCCGCAGTCGTGTCGGCTACTGGCGGAGGCTGGTAAATGTGGCGCCCGATGAGATCCCACGCCGGCGGCATGTCGCTTTCGATAAATGCCTTCCTGAAAGCTGCAGCCTGTTGATCCCATCCTTTTTGTAGTTTTTGAAGTTCCCTAGGATCCCATGGGATATCAATCTCTGACGATGCTAAATCGTTCCAATTAGATATGCCAGACCAGTGTGCATATTTAGCAAAGAAAATACGTCCCTCGCCTGATTTCATGGGAGCATTTTTGCGTCCATAAGGAGCTTTATAAATACCCAATATATCCTTGATAAAAACATCCTCAAACAGTTCACCAGTGCCGGTCGTCTTAAGAATATTGTTGATAGACTGCATGGTATTCACCATTTGGCCGCAGACCTCATAAGTATATCCCATTCTTTCCTCTATCAAAAATTCAATAAGCTGTTTAAACTTTACCTTTCTAATATTTGTCCCGGCATCAAGATATGGCACAACAGTGTTGGGAGTAAAAGAATGAGCTATTCCGCCTGCTTTTTTGGCTTGTTCTCGGCTGATAAGCTTTTCGAAATGACCATACAAAAATTCTTTTATCGCACCACGATCGCTGGTAAATCGAGTTTCTAGCTCGCTTATCATACTAGTGAGGAACAACTCTCTTATTATTGGCTTATTAAAAATTTCTTCAAATTGAAATGCACTAAATACAAAAATATTTTTAATTAAAAATTCAACAATATATACTTGTATCTCAAGGTTGATCAGGGCTAATTTGAGAGCATCTCCAGACAACTCCTGGGCTGTTCCCCCGTCGTTGCAGGACCCTTGTCGAAAATTCTTCTTTGCTTGATCTAGGATTCCTCGCACATCCAACAAATCTCCAACTTGGGAAGGCTCACAATTTGAATTATCTTTAAAAAGATTTAACTTATTAAGCTTCGTCATAGTAAACATACCATTGCGCTGAATATAATCAAATGATCTTTTCATTACACCATTTAATACTGTTGGAAAAACCTGTTTTTGCAGCTTATCTTGAAGATATCTTTTATCTCCGGCGCTCAAGGAATTATTAGAAAGCGCTACGAGTTGCTTTTGAAGCGGATAGGTAAAGTTAAAAATATAAGGGTTGAATCCAGACTCAGTACCATAATGTCCCAAAGCGGTATCGGGGGGAGCCATGAGCATCCCGGGGGCCGCGGTCCCATAGAACGGAGTAAAAGAATCATCAGGCACTGCAATATGCAGCCACCCATTTTCAACACCCGGAAGCAATCCTGATGGAATGCCCAGTCTAAAGACCGGTCGGCGCCCGGATTGTATATCATCGTTAGAATAATACTCGATTCGTATAGGATTGATGTGGGGAATCACCTCTTTAAGAAAATTATATTGCAATCGAAGGCGCCCATATTCATCTGTAGTTTTGTCCTGCAGCATTTTAGAATAATAGGTTCTCTCGCTGCCGGCAGATCCATACTCAAACCGTCCGGTTGCTTCTAGAATAAACTTGCCGGTGACTCCGGGAGATTTAGTAATCGTACGCCAAGCATTATCTGGCTTGTCTCCTCCCTGAATGTCAAGGTATTCTGGTGGGGACTGATGCGCTATAGCCATAAAATTGTTATAAAAATCCGTAGGAAACACATAGGTAACATTAGGAGGGTTCCCTCCTGACTGTTCTATGGTATCTTTTACGCGATTTACAGCTTTTTGGGCCTTGGCCATTTCGGCCCGGGCTCCCTCATCAAGGGCATCTTCTAAAATAGAATTCAGAATAGGCATCAGCGCACGAAAATCGTCCAGACTTCCTCCCAGCTTAGCTAAATTTAAATCCGGGCAAACTGCCGGGTCGATTTCTAAGCCAGAATTAAGTATCTGATCAAATATATCGGCGATAATAGAAATAAACGTGGGATCCATAACTGGCGGCTCGACACAATCATCACCAATCTTCCCCCGTGCGCAAGTATCTTGCAGGGCTTTATTAAGCGCAGGATTGGCGTTGCCAGCAGTAACCTGTGGCTCCAACAAAGTTGTTCGGCAAGCTTCCACCGAATAAGCAAACTGCATCTTAGCATTTTCAACTGTCATATTAAAAATTGAGGGGATCACTCGGTCCACGATTGGATTGGGAATAAATAGAGGGTTATCTGGACACAGTAAGTCGGGGAGAGGAGCTTCCATAGGAAGGCCGTTGTTAAGCAGATCTGCTAATTTTTGGATGCTTTCCTGGTCGGCCAAAGTTGAAAGGTCGGCTTCGTTTAGACAATAATTTTGAATTCCCTCCCTCACATCAACATCATTCACAAGATCATTGCATATACTAGTAATGTCTGCTAGTGCGGCCATACTAGCAAAAAAGGATAAGATTTGATTACGACTTTGTAAGGGCGGGATCTGTTCCTCGGGCCACCCTTTATTAAAGATAGCTATCTTTTGAATTGTAGTGTCCTGAACATCAGCTGGAGAATTATAAAGGCGACACAATTCTAAAGGTGTAAGGATTTGAGATACCCCCGAAAGGTAGTCGAAGCCCTTTTCTTGATTTAGCCCAAATCGTTTGAACGCGTTATCTAATCGATCTTGCATCTCTGGATCTTCAAGCGGCTTACCCCCCTTTGGGTTGTCCCTCATCGCAGCTGCCGCATCGATTGCGCCCATTTCTTCAGGCCGATTGAGCAGATTGTCACAATTAAATTTAATCATATCGGCCAGGCCGGAGACCAAATCCAGAAGTGTTTCGGCTAAAATCTGTAAAATCATGTCCCGGATCTGCTGCCAGAGGGGAGGATCGCCGAGAATATTAAATGCTATTTTAATATCCGGGAAGTCTGGGACCACCATAAACGGTCTAGGGATCTTGGGTTTTTCATAATCTTCTATGAACTGCGCAAGATCTAAGGCCTGATCAATTGCCTGTCTTAGACGATCTAGTGTGAAATTACTCCCCATCGTCAAGCAAATCATGGCTTCGGCAATGAGGTTCTCAATCCCTAAACGCAGCAAAATTCCGTCCAGAATCGCCAGAGTATCCCGAACCTGTTTTGTGGCGCCCCCCTCTCTAGAAGAAGTTTTATCGCGCGATAAGGCAGCTACTGCGTCATTATAGGCCGATTCTGCATCCAAAATTCGGAGCTGGCCAGCCTGTTCGCCGACGTCCGGGGCGTTCTCTGCGTTGCGGAGTTTTGCTTCGGTATCGGTCACCGCTTGTTCCAATGTTTTTCGCTCTTCGGCAGCGACAGAAATGCCTTTAGCCTCTTTAATCATGGCCTTGATGTCGTCCATTAATTTTTTAATTGGAAACTTAGATTCAAACTTTTTGCTCGCATTTTCTGTAAGTAAAGCCGCCATGGTGGAGGGGTCATCAAGCGCAAGCTCTAAAGCAGCCATTTCCTCGCCCGATACAAACGTACTTATAGTTGTGGCAAGACTAAGCGGATTGCTAACATCTAACTTTATAGAGCTTTCAGCAGCTTGGAAAATTGTATTAAATAAAAGGGGGTCGACACCGGGAGGAGGAGGCGCCTGAAAGCTCAATTCGACTGACCCATCTTCTGCTTCAACATCTACCGGACTATTTTCTCGGACAGTTTCCCAAGTTGGTGTAGCTAACAATTTCCCATAGGTATCTTTGATAAAGTTCATGATACTGGGTAAACCAGGGCCGGAGGCGCCATTATTTTGGGCGCCTTTGATGATTCTTTGGTGATTAATTAAAGTCATCATCACCCAGCGATCCTGAATTGAGGCCTTATATTTTATAAGTGAAAACATACCTATCTTAAGCGGCTCAGTAATGGTCGTTCTGCCCATATCAATTTCGTACGTGGCAGACTTTATTTTTTGTTTGGCGTCTACAACTATTCTTAACACATCCTCGTTGGTCAGCGACGGCACATCCCTTCCAGATAAATTCATATCTCTTCGTACGTTAGCAACCAAATCTGAGACAATATCCCTGACCTCGGTGCGAATTGCTTCTAAATCAAGAGGTATTTTAAGAGGAACGGGGTACCTAGTAAGTTGTTCATGATATGCTTTCAACGCATCGCCCAACTCATTCATTGTTCCAATTGTAATCCCAAGCTTAATAATCACAGTTCCACCCAACGACGAGGCTGTACCTGCGCTCTGTTGTTCAAGAAAAAACTCTTGTGCATCGTCAAAATCCGGAAATCCCGAACTATAAGTAGGCAGGGGGCGCGTCTGACCAGGTACCAAACAAATTTCTCCTGATTCCGAGGCCTCGAGGGCTTCTACAACTGCAGGCGACTGGGCAGTAGAGGGATTATAGGTTCGAAGGGCCTCGCGAATCTTTTTAAAATTTACTGCCCCGGGGACAGTGTTATATAAATATTTAGGCGCCGTAGGAGCACTAGACGCAATATCTGCCGGGCCCTGATCGGATTTTATAAAATCTAAATTTCCGAGAATGTCCTTTCTAATCTTCTTGTAGGTAGTGCTAAGGCCCCTCGACCCTTTCCCCTTGTTATAAATAAAAGGATAAAATTCAGGCAAATAAAATTCTATAAAGGCATCAACAGCTGTATCTTTTAAGTCTTCTTCTGGGGACTTTTTTGCCTTTTGATTACGCGTTACGGCCGGCTGGAGGATAACAGCATAAAGACCCTTATCAATATTAAACCAAGGAATATTGGAGGGAAACTTCTGAAATACATTGAGGCTGTCAAAATCAATAGTCATAATTAATTGGTATTGTTATACCTACTAAGAATGGGGCGCTCGCCCTGAATCCCAATTCCGGGAGTTCCCCCTAGGTATTTAAACTGAATAGCAATGCCGCCCTTTTTGCCGTCCAATAGATCCTCCGACATGCAAGGAATTTCTACATTCAGGGCCGTGTATACAACGGATTCGATGGTCTTCTGCATCGACTTCAAGGGAGGCGATGTGGATTGGGGGCCCCCAATCATAAACGGGGAGTAATGTGTATGATGAGCTAGCGCGGTGAAGATATTTCGATTATAGTCCATATATGTAACAAGTCGATCTCTCAGCTGGTTAACGTTAGCAATAATATCTTTTAAGCATGCCTGTAGGTTGTAGCCCTTAACCAGAGGCTGCATATCCGCATCATCGTTCATGGCTATCAAATCAATGCCGTATCGGGCGATATCCACAGGCGTTGTTTCTCCTCCTTGCGAATTTTTCTTATCCGTGCGCGTAATGAGCTTGATGTTCTCGCGCGCTATAAATCTCAAAGTATCTGCCTTTAGGGCGATTGTAGAACGAGGCTCCTGCAGGTTTACGTTTCCTACAGTTCCCGCGGGAAGATCGAAATAGTTAACGTGATCTACCGCAGCCTTCTGGCTTATATAAATGCGGGCAGCATCTTTTTTAAAATTAGGATTAACTATTAGTTTTTTGCCGTTATCCCCATGACGCCTTGCTTGATATCCAAGCATCCCCGCGACGATATCTATGGATGAACAGTGTATATTTCCCATTCCTCCATAACCACTGGCCCTGCTGTGGGGTCGGTCATACCCCAAAACAATATGCGAGTTGCCAGGGAAAGCAATTCGTTTCTCATCAGAGGAAACGGCGTACTTGGGAGAATCATACTCTTTGCGGCCGGTGCCGGCCATTCCCATAAACCGCGCTTTCGCGGGGGCCGGAAGAGCATCAAACCTTTTTTTCATCTCCTCAGGTAAAATAGCTCGCCATTGCTCAACTATAGTTTTATTTAAAGGACTGCCCATTCTTATACTCTCTCTTTCTATTCAAACCAATGACTCGTTTTGTTTACGGAATTGATCGAGTCGCTGATCGCTTTGCCCATTTCATTGAGTTTTCCCCAACCAGCGTTCGATGCCGCGCCCAATATGTTTGCTTCCTGCTGGCTAGTCACATTATTAAATTCGCGGCCGCGCTCGTCGCCCATTAACGAAGCCTTAAACAGGGTTACCGCGACCTTTGCCGCATACTCGTGGGTCTCATCGCTCGGATCTTTGGTGCCGAGGAGATCCGGGGTGGCTACTAGTTCGGAGCCACCAACTCGCGCATAGAGCGCTTTGTATGTAATGCCGTTCCAGCCGCGGCCGCGGAAATTGAATCCATCTAGATCGGTTTTGTGTTTGGCCCACGATGAGGCGTTTTTGACACCATAAATATGACTAAAAAAGTCCACGTCACTATTGGCTAATTCCGCTAACTCTGCCTCTGTAAATTTTGGGCCGCCGGGGTTGTTCTGGCCGGACTTGTACCCAGCTTTACCCCCAAACTTGCGCTTGATAGGACCTCCACCTACCCCTGCCCAGCTTCCCTCAACCATCCTTCTGCCCATGTTCGATTCTTTAGCTGTGACCGCCAGAAGAGCTATTCTCATAAATCTATTCGTAATGCCGGCTTCTTTCATATGACGCTCCATATATGCAATTCTCTTCTTGAACTTGTGCTGGGCGTACGGGCCGGTGCCAATAATGAGACTATCATCATCCGGATCTATATTGGAATTTTCGGGTGGAGCGATGTATTCTTCCTCACTTGAATCATGATACCAGCTAGTGTCGGGAGCACCACCGGTGTTGACGCCCGGCTTTCCAAGTTTAAAGAGGTCCCCGGTTTTGCGGGGAAACATAGAAGTAAACGGAAGTGGAAGTGCATCTCCTATTTCTATAATTTGGCCGGAACTTAAATTAGGAGTATTACCACCCGCGAATTTAACCATTACCCATGTTCCAGCAGCGATAGGCTTATCACCTCCGGTGACTCCCATCGCAACTCCAACATCAGGCATTGAGCTAACACCCTTTATAAAAGTATCTTTTTTGGTAAGATCTTCGCAGCCGGTGAATGGGCACCAACTCGTCCCCGCGATTGCGGGAGTTAAAACCTTATAAACATAATTATAAACCTCAAAACTAGGTCTTTGGGCTGCTGCATAGCGCATGCGATCAATAACATTTCGCGGCTGCGGTACTGTAACGGGGGTACGGCCCATTACTATGCCTTGCATTGGATTAGGCAATCCACGTTTGCTTGAAACTGTTTCTCCTCGAAGGGCCAGAGAAATGGCGGTGGTCGATTTAAGAGTGCGCCGGTCGGCGCTATATGCATCTGGGTTCGGAACGCCACACTCGCTGAGGCCCTCGCAATCTATACCACAAAGCTCTAGAGTCTTTTTCTCTTCGGCCATTATTGCTCCTCCGTCTCATTCAGTAAATCAAATATTTGTTCTTTATCATCCGCACTTAAGCCAACTTGATAAGATGTTTGTTTTTGCAAAAGGGCAGCGAGTTTAACTAATTGCTCATTTGAGCGCTGGAGGTTTTCTACATATTTTGCTGCTATGGGGCCCAGTTCGCGGCGCGAGGAGTCAGAAAGTTTCATATCCTGTATGGCATCCATAAGAAGAGACTTTGCCATAGCGCGGTCCTCCCTGATGTTTGTTGTTGTCTCGTCGATATAATCTTCTAGATTTAAATTTCGCCGCTTTCCCATTTGTTCTTAAATACCCTATATCGCTTTCTTAATTTGTTTAAATTATTAACCACCTGTTTGGTGTTAAGCCCGGTTATCTCCCTCAAGTATAAGTAAATAGCTTTTTTGTTGAAAATTTCTATCTCATCAGCAGAGTCTAACAATATTCGCACCGCCATCAATACTTTTTTCTCATTTTCCTTGAGCATAAAAGAATCCCACGTTTTCATCTCTGTACCAAACGAAGCCCAAAACTCTAAATCCTGTCTTTTAGATTCATACGTGGGAACCTGTGAAATTAAGTTCTCTTCCAGTGGATTAACGAGATCCTCAAGATATACTTCGGTTCTGTTTTGTTTCTGTGTTTTTTTGACTTTATGAATAAACCAGTTTTTTGTAACAACTGAAAAATAGGAAAAAGCTTTAGATCCCTTTTTGGGGTCATATTTATTTAAGATAGTTGTAAGCCAAATTTTACAATCATCTTTATGAGAATCAATATTGGGAAGACTTGTGAACCTATAAGTATAAATTATCTTGTCCACCATTTGATCAAATGCCGGCTGAATATATTCTATATAAAGGGCTGTTCGAAGGTCTCTGTCATTTGTAGCAGCATATTTAACAATCGCATCTTCGTGGACCTTCGTAAAATAATAATTTTTAGTCGACTTCTTGCGTTTCGTCTTCTTGGTAGACGTCATCTAATTCATCCTCTAGTTCTTCATCTAAGGTATATTCAAACGTATCTCTAAATACCTCTATTTCGTCACTTACTTGTTTGATCCTATAAACCATTTCTTGTATCATAGGTTCACCATGATAACTTTCCATACTATATAAATTGCCTATAAAAACCTGAAATGATTTGGTAACAAGAAACAGATCAGATAAATTTTCTGATATAAATAAAAATTTTCTTAGGATTCTTACCAAATACCAAACAAGAAAAATATTAAATAGTACTGAAAATACAGCTATAGCTACAAGGTAGATCATCTTTTCTTTTGCAGCTCTTTTTTCTGGTGGCGTAGCTCTTCCCGAGAAGACTTTATAAAATCTTCTGTCGTTTCACCCACTTTGCTGCCGCGTTTAGACGGCTTCTCCTGCGTTCTAAACGTTGTAAGTTTCTTGGTAAGAGAAGATTCTTTATCGCACTCGGGGCATTTGCTAACTACTTCATCCGATAGATGTTGAATAACCACATCTTTATTGCATGCTCCGCAAACATATTCGTACCGGGGCACGATCTATTCCTCTATAGAGGAAACAACATCTTCTAAACCGACATTTTCTAAGCTTACAACGGGAGGATTTGTAACAATCAAAGTACTCTGGCTTGAATCACCGTCACCCACTTGAAAATTCATTTCCTTAAGAAGCGGTACAATATCGCTTTGTTCCAATAACGATTTTTGAAGAGCCATCATCAAAGCGCCAATGGCTTGATTTGCAAGTTTCACTACCTCTTCCTTTCTAGTACTTTGAGGCGCTCATCAATATCCTTAAGATGGGTTTCCATATCTCGCGAGTGGTCCCGGAATGCACTACGCAACATCTGATCTGTTAGTTCGCGAACCTGAGCCTCAGTAAGTGTTTCCCGCGTTGGTGTTTGTTTCTTGGCCATAATTTTATTCCTTTCTAAAATTTGAGTGGTAGAGTATTCCCCGATTCTATCAAAATATTTAACTTTTTTGGCAAATCGTGAGCCTACTATTTCTTTGCCTTTCCAATCCGAGCCCACTACCATAAATGTCGGACGAAATTGCTTAACATATTTTTCTAGTTCCTGTGGTGTATCAAATATTACCACTTCATCAACATACTTTAAAGATGTTAACATAGTTTTACGATCTTCTTCAGTATTATAGGGTCTATTTGTACCCTTATCAATTTTTACTTTCTTGTCTGAGTCAATACCCACCACCAAATGCTTACCTAAAGATTTAGCATATGAGAGCATTTCTATGTGGCCGCGATGTAAAATATCAAAACATCCGTTTGTCCAAACCGTTTTCATTGGGCTGTATTCACTCCTCTTTTCTGCACCACTTGAGTAGCACAGCTATTAGCATATTCAATAGCCTCTTCAATATCAGGATTATGATTATAGCTGACCGCGAGCGCGGCGATAAAAGTATCACCAGCACCAGTTAGGTCTTTAATTTCTACAGCATCCACAGGATATATCTTATCATTGTGGCTGCAGCCGCTAGCGCCTAGCGTAATAATTAATTTGGCTCGAAAGTCATCAGTAATTGTTGCCTGAGTTTTTTCAAACTCATAATTATTTATTTTAATATATTTAACGCCAGTGCACCACGGGCCCAATACACGCTTCGTATCCAAAAAAACATTTTCATGCTTAGAGGCAATATATACTATATCTTCCTCTTTCAAAAATCCCTTGCAGTAATCAGAAATTACTATAAGACCATATTTTTCAAATTCAATTGTCTTTACATCATAGTTTTCTATTGCATCATCATTAATATCAATACGTATAAACATCTGATTGGTGTTCTTATGGATATAACGCGTCTTAATAATGTGAGGCCAATTATTGTTGGTAACAATATCACACTCGGTTCCAAGAGCTATTATATTTTGCCTCACATTCATCGCCATTCCACAATTTTCTACTTGATCAATAGGGTTAAAGACGGGCGCAGGAGCTTCAGGGCAAAGCCTTTCGACTTTCCCATAGCAAAAGATATCTTTGCAAGTCTCTCCTATCACCAATATTTTTTTCATTTTACCTCGACAAGAAATTGCGGCCTGAGTTCACCCGTTCTCTCCAGTAGTTTAGTAAGTCTAACATAGTCTTATCAAAGGAGATCTCTGGGGTCCAGCCCGTATGGTTTGTGAACTTGGTTGTATCGGGCACCTGTAAATCTGCATCGATCGGCCGCAGGCGACTTTGCTCTACCTCCACTTCGATTCCCTTTACGGTGGACAGGCTTACAAGATGATTAAGCATATCTCCGACCGTGCAAGAAAAAGTTCCTCCGATATTATAGTATTCGCCGGCGGTGGGGTTTATAGTAACCAACATATGGTAAGCTCTTACCGCATCGCGGACGTCTGACCACGTTCTGAGGGAGCTAAGGTTGCCGACTTTTATGATAGGGGGTAGTTTTCCTCCCTCGATCATCGCTATCTGTTTCGCGAAGGTTGACTCAGCAAACACGTCTCCCCTCCGAGGGCCCGTGTGTGTGAACATACGAGTTGTCATTATAGTAAGTCCATAGGCCTGTGCATAATAGCGACCAACAAGATCCGTTCCTACCTTTGAAATTGCATAGGGCGACGCGGGGTGAAAGGGAACCTCTTCATGAATAGGCAGATATTCCTTGGGGACTCGGCCAAAGACCTCAGAAGATGCACAAACATGAATAATTGGCCGGCACTCTGACTTACGAATCGCATCGAGCAGCTTAGCGGTGCCCAATATGTTGGTATTCAAAGTATCAAGGGGCGCCTCAAAACTAGTTTGAGGATAGCTCTGCGCAGCTAGGTGAAATACATAATCTGGCTCCGTCAGCTGAATTGTATAGATGAGTGAAGATAGATCGTTAAGATCTCCGTATACCAACTCTATGCGGTCCTTCTTGTTAATCTCTGGAAGCAAATGATTCAAATTATCAAGATCGTCGTTCCAGCGGGCCAGTCCATATACCTCCCAATCAGTGTGGGCTAATAAATAATCAGCCAAGTGAGAGCCAACCATCCCAGTAATACCGGTAATCAATGCGGATGTCATAGAATATTCTCCTTATACCACGCTAGCGTTCGTTTGATTCCCTCGTCTAAAGAAATTTGAGGTTTCCACCCCAGTTCTTTGAAGGCCTTCGTGCAATCTAAGAACAAGCTTGTTTTAATCGTGGGTTTTGAAAGGTCATGTTTTACTGCAAGTGGACGCTCAGAAGCGCTGATGATCTTTTTTACTAGATCGATAACCGGTACTGCGGATCCTAGGCCCACGTTAAATAGTCCAAAACGCGCCTTTTGATGCGTTAAGGCCGCATCTACGAAGTTAACGAGGTCATCAACATGTAGAAGATCACGCTCTTCTTCACCAGTGCCCCATACATTTACAACGCCAGTTTCATTAGTCATCACCTTGGTAACAGTCGCCCCGAAGACATGACTTCGCTCTAGATCATATTTATCATAGGGCCCGTACATATTAGAATGACGCATCACAGTATGTGTAGTCTTCCCAAGACCTGCATAAAACTCACACATTTTCTCAATGTACACTTTTGTATTTCCTACGCCGAAGTATCGATCAAGAAGAGGCTTATTACCATCAAAATCTTCCTCGCTCGTTGGATCTTCCTTCGGCTGGTACATCACCGTGCAGCTGGGAAACACAAAATGTTCCACTTCACGGTCGAATGCGGCACGGAGGAGGAGTGAATTCATAACGGCGTTGTCAGTAACGTGAATATAAGGCCGATTGACGATATCCTTAGCCCCCGACGTAGTGGCTGCAAACTGTAGGATGATATCTACTCCGTCGGTAACACGCCATACGTCTTCTTCATTGTTAAGGTTTGCCGAGACCCATTCTACCTTATACTGTGTAAGGGGCGGCTTCTTGTGCCATACAGCGCGCACATGATAGCGATCATCGTTAGAATATCTCTCTAAGAGATTGCGACCAATAAACCCCGTGGCGCCACATAATAATAAAGTTTTTTTACTCATAATACTCCTTCATAAACAGCCTTACAACATCTAAAGAGGATCGGCTTGGGTAGGGATACAAATTTAGAATCCCTCTAGAATTTTCCAAACTAGTTTGATATTTATAATCTCCAAATTGCGTACCCCTGCGATAATAACTCCCCAATTCAGCTAAAGAAACATTGTCGGAGGACACAAAATTATAAACTCCAGTCTTCTCCATGGTAGCGCTGTCCGTTACCCCTTCTAATATATCACTTTGTAGAACATAATTAAAGACAGATTCGCCGGCGAGAGTTAGCTCGTCCCCCTCCAGTAACTTAACTAAAGAGTTTTTTCTTATGGTGGGTCCCAGTATTGCAGGAAGCCTCAAAATCAATGCATCTTTCGACCTTTTTCGAACTAAGTCTTCCGCACACCTCTTCATAAAACTATAAGGGCTAAAGGGACCATATATATCAACAGAGGAAAAATAAACAAATTTAGCATGTGGAATATTTAACAACTCTTCTGTTAAGAATAAATTGTCCTCCGCATAAGAACTATAATCGTCTAAGTCTCTCTTTGAATTGAACGCGGCATGCAAGATGATCAAGCCATCGCTTTGAGCAGCTTTCTCCAACATCTTTTCTTTGTTATCCCGATCAACACCGAGAGGCCCGGGCAGTCTTTCATAAAGGTACTTTCCAAGACCCGAACGAACGCCTGTAACCAGATATGTTTTACTTCCTAAAGGCGTTATGTCGTCGATCGACAATTGCTTTGTTCTCCTTAAACCACTTAATCGTATCGATTATGCCCTCTTCAATTGAGATAGTGGGCACAAACCCATGCGAATTGGCGCGGCTCATATCAAAAACTCTTCGAGCATCGCCGCGGGGCTTCGTTGTATCCCAGCGAACTTCAATGTCTTTGCCGCAATGCTCCACTACAAAATCTACGATCGTTTTGATGGTAACACCATCCCCAGATCCAAGATTCACTGGCTCCGTGACACCCTTTTCTACCACATGGATCATTCCAAGAGCAACATCCTTAGAATGAATGAAATCACGAATCGGAGATCCATCGCCCCACACATCTAAATGATCATTTTCCAGAGCCTTCCGAATGAGCGATGGTACTACCATAGCATTCTCCGGATCAAAGTTATCATATGGCCCATATACATTTGCAGGCCGTACAATAGAAACGCAGTTCCAACCATACTGGATAGAATAAGCTTGTGCTTGAAGTTCTCCAATTCTCTTGGCCCAACCGGCGAATCGATCATTGTCTGACGGGAACGTGGTCCAGACATCGTCTTCTTTAAAAACTTCTGCGGGATGATAAACTCCCACGCTGCTTGTAAACAAGTACCATTTGACTCCCTGGCGCCGGGCGGCTTCCATCATGTTCGTATTAAATTGGAGCATCGGCACCATGAAATCAGCTGGCTGTTCTCGGCACATCTTAGGCGACCCCTTGACCCCCACCAAATTGAAGACATAATCCATGCCTTCACAAATTTCTAAACACTTGTCAAAATAGGTAAGGTCAGCCTTAAGAAACTCAACTCCCGGGGGGAGTCCCACTGGTGTATCCAGGGACACCACAGAAACCCGGGCCCCTCGGTTTACCAACAGGGAAACTAACTGTCTCCCTATCATGCCGGTACCTCCGGTTACTAATACTTTTTGTCCATTAAACATTGTTAAGCCTCTCACATAAATCTATAATCTGCGCCTCTGTTAGGTCGGTATGGTTGCCTATATACAAGCCGTAGTCATGAATATAATCAGCCGTATCTAGGCGCCCTGAGATTTGATACTCATATTGGCCCTCAACAAGGTACGGCTGATGGGCCTGATTGCCCCCTCCGGCCGTTCCAAGGCGATACTCTACACCAACCTCCTCTAAAACGCCTGCGACGCGGCACAGAAGCTCTCTGTCCGCCTCCTGCAGGATTAGGGGCAGCGCAAAATTGCTATTGCCCTCCAAGGCATAGTCGGTGTAAAAACGATTAGAGTCCAAATGAGAAACCCAGCATTCCATATTCTCCACGCGGTGCTGGATGTTCGAGTCGAGACGGTGCATTTGTTCAAGTCCCAAAACCGCGTTCATTTCCATACTGCGCAGGTTATACCCGGGCACCGCAAAGGTAAATAATGGGTTAAGACGAGGATAGTTCTTCTTGTAGCGCTCTTGAAATGCCGGCGAGGCCTCGCGGGTCATCCCGTGAGACCGATAGAGCCGCGCGTATTCGTGGATCTCTGGGTTGTCGGTGCATACGGCGCCTCCTTCAATGGTGGTAATGTGGTGGCCAAAGTAAAACGAAAAGTTGGACATGTCGCCAAATGTACCAACTTTTTGGCCGGCATATGTGGCGCCATGGGATTCACAGCAATCTTCAATTAAAAGGATGCCTCTAGAGCGCGCGAAGCTTAGAAGTTCTTCCGACATAGCGTTGAACCCCATCGCGTGAACCAAAATAATAGCCTTGGTGTAGGGGGTTACGGCCGCAACAATATTTTCATAGGTGATTGAAAAATTGTTCTTTTCGACATCAACAAAAACTGGCGTCATCCCTAAATTTACTGCCGGTGCTATGTCCGACACCCATCCAATCGGCGGAACGATTACTTCACCAACGCCTCTCAGGTCTTTCACAATGGACATCATGATATAATTTGCAGAAGCGCCAGAATTAACAAAGGTTGTGTGCTTTGTCCCGAGCCACTCAGACCACTTTGCTTCAAACTCTCGCACACGGGGGCCGTTAGTAAATCTCACATTGGGAGTCTTGATAAAATTAATCAGCGCTTCTTTATCTGATTCCGTGATATTGTCATTTATCAGCGGCCACGTGAATTTATTTGGTGCCATAATATTCTCCATGCTCTACCACTAGCGTTGCTCTAGAGTCCTCTCTTTCGTATGCTTCTTTAAAAGCAGGAAAGATATCGGCTGGCTCCTGAAGATCTACGACATTTACATCAGTTAGCATTTGTCTAAATGCTTCAATATGGTTCTGAGTATGCTGAGGGCCGGCATCGATGGGGTGCTTGGCGCCCACTGCGACTCGAATAATAACGCGTGGACGCATCTTGTTTTGCGACATTTCGCGCATCTTATCTAAATGATTAATAAGTTGGTTGCATGCTAAAATAAAAAAATCAAACCTAGGATACATTGTGATCGGTACAAATCCCGTTAACGCCATCCCGGTGGACAGCCCTAGCTGAGTTTCCTCGAACACAGGAAGCTCAATCCTTTTCTCCAGCGGTACGTTCTCTAAGGTGCTGGATATAGCATGGCCGCTCACTCGGCATGCCTGTCCAAGAAATACCGTGTTTTCTTTTGCAGCCAGCCACTCCATAGCCCGAATAAGTTCATCTTTATATTTCATGATTAAAAAT